TACACTCCAAGTGGTCCAATAAACGCCAATATCGGTTCATCCGATCGTGATGTAAGTTCCATTGTTGATAATGCAAGCGAATTGATTTCTCAAATACAACCGCAAATAACACCGTTAATGTACACTCCAAGTGGTCCAATAAACGCCAATATCGGTTCATCCGATCGTGATGTAAGTTCCATTGTTGATAATGCAAGTAATTTGATTTCTCAGATACAGTTGCAACCAATAACGCAACTAACATACACTCCAAGTGGTCCAATAAACGCCAATATCGCTTCATCCAATCGTGATGTAAGTTCCATAGTAGACAATGCAACTGATTTGATTTCTCAGATGCAATCGCAACCAATAACGCAACTAACATACACTCCAAGTGGTCCAATAACCACCAATATAGGTTCATCTAACGCTGACGTAAGTTCAATCGTGGATAATGCAAGTGAATTGATTTCTCAGATACAACCGCAAATAACACCGTTAATGTACACTCCAAGTGTTCCAATAAGCACCAATATAGGAACATCTGACGCTGATGTAAGTTCCATAGTAGACAATGCAACTGATTTGATTTCTCAGATACAACCGCAAATAACGCAACTAACATACACTCCAAGTGGTCCAATAACCACCAATATAGGTTCATCTAACGCTGACGTAAGTTCAATCGTGGATAATGCAAGTGAATTGATTTCTCAGATACAACCGCAAATAACACCGTTAATGTACACTCCAAGTGGTCCAATAACCACCAATATAGGAACATCCGACACTGATATAAGTTCTATAGTAGACAATGCAAGTAATTTGATTTCTCAGATACAGTTGCAACCACTAACGCCACTAACATATACTCCAAGTGGTCCAATAACCACCAATATAGGAACATCTGACGCTGATGTAAGTTCAATCGTGGATAATGCAAGCGAATTGATTTCTCAAATACAACCGCAAATAACACCGTTAATGTACACTCCAAGTGGTACGATAACAGCCAATATAGCAGCCAATATAGGAACATCTGACGCCGACGTAAGTGCAATCGTGGATAATGCAAGTGAATTGATTTCTCACATACAATCGCAACCAATAACACCACTAACATATACTCCAAGTGGTCGTCCAATAATATATACTACTCCACAACCAAAATGGTATGAACCCAGCGATAAATATAAACAAAAAGATATATTAAATATAAATATACCATCTTTCTCATTAAACAAAAATTTATCATTTCAAAAAGAAAATGGAAATACAATAATAAAAGAAACCGATTTATGAAATAAATAATTACTATTTGTTTTCTATTTATAAGATATAAAACAAATGTCTTTTATTCATACAAAAGAAACTAAGCCAGAATTACAATACAATTATTATAATATTTTAACAAAAAAAATAAATGAAAATGAATTGGCTTTTGTCGGAAAACCAAATAATCCAAATTTAATTATTCGTAATGGTTCACATGATACAAAATATACATCATCCAAATTATACTTGTTTAGTAAAAGTAATTCAATCTCAAATAAATATATTGATAAAAATTCAATGTTTGGATTTGGTTCTGGAATTACTTCTGATTTTGATGCAGAATTAATAGTTGAAAATAATTCAATTACAAATTCAAAGTCAAATAATAAAGTTTTATTGTGTTTTTTATTAAAAACCAATATAAAAAATAGTTTAAACTTGATCGATAAAATTGTAGAATCTCGTATAAATTCAAATTTAGAAATAGAATTGAATAACGTAATTCCACATAATAATGAGTATATTTATCATGAACCTGATAATGAATTTGGTCCAAAATTAGAAGATACAACTATTATAATATTTAAAACTCCAATTACATGCAAATCTAATTTTGACATACTAAACAAAACCTCAAATCCATTTTTTTCAAATGTATATATGGAAAATATGATAGGTAGAATAAACGCGAATATAGTAGAAGGACTTAATACCAGTTCACCAACAACTGATTCTTCTGGTAATATCATAATTAATAACGGTGATTTTCTTGAATGTAGTGTTGCGGACATTGATGGAAACGATATATCAACTTATGATGTAGCCATAAATCAACAAATTCCTCAAAAGTATATTACACAATTTACAACTGCTGCGTATTTTATTTCAACATTTTTGATTATAGCAATAAGTTATTTCCTTACTCCAGCAATATATTCTCTTATATTAAAACTATTTGCACAGAAAAACGTAAATATAGATATAAGAACACTTTTTAAAAACATTTTTATTACAGAATGGACGATAGGTTCACTTATTTTTTGGCCTGCATTTATTCTATTTTTTATTGGTATTGGATATTTAACAAATAATAAATCTACGGATGATACTACCGGATATGGATATATTGGAATTGCAGTAAATATGTTAATGTTTTTAATAATTAACATAGTAATACTCAATTTTAAAAAGGCAGTTGAACCAACATTTACTGGATTAAAATATACAGATGCTGCTGCAATCAATGATTTTAATTTTTATGAAGCATCCAATAATAGTGATGTAAAAAAAATCATGCAATATAACTTTGTAATTAAAGCACCATATCGTATCATATCTAGTATTTTTGGAATATTATATATATTAGGTAAAGATCCTCTATTCTAACGATAAATATGAAATACCAAAAATATATTAAATAATACATGTTTATTATTTTATTTAATATACGGGTTTAATGGAAGAGGTTGATAAAAATCTACCAACTGTCATTATTTTACATGCGGACATTTGCTGGGAAAATGATTTTATACACTATGATTTATTCCCACGATTTCCAATATTGAACGTTTCGACTTGTATGTATGATAAATACGCGCAAGATATGAAAGGCTTTGAACAGTTTTTAATTGAAAATAAAATTAAAAATGGTTATTGTGTTCTGGTTTTTTCATCGAATAAAGTGTCAGTCGACACAGTTGTTGATTTGTGTAAATTATTGCGACCCTTAATCACCGTCCATTTATCAGATGAATGGGGGTTAGACTATTCGCCTGGCTATAAAGAAGCATATAACATAGAATTATCGAAATATACGAAGTTATTGCTGCGTAATTATCATCATCTCGAACACAATCTATCGCAATTTAAAAATATCGAGTGTATACCACTAGGATACACAAATGGAATGATTACACAAAGTTCGGTTTCGTTAGATATGCCAAAAGGTCCATATGAGCGATTTTATAAATGGTCATTTATCGGAAATGTTAATGTTTATCGCCACGAATTAATGGATGTCTTTAAGAATTCTAATTTTGGTAATAGCGTCGTTAAAAACAATGCGACGAAAGTAGATTTATACGAAACCTACAAAAATACTACTTTCGTTCCGATTGGCAGAGGCAACAAGGTTCTGGACTGTTTCAGAATATATGAAGCGATTATCTCGGGAGCGATCCCAGTAATAGTTGGAGAACCTCAAGAAATTAACAACTGCTTTTTATTCGAAAATAATCCACCATGGGTGTTCGCGAAAACTTGGAAATTAGCATTGGAAGAATGCGAGCGTTTATACGATTCACCTGATGAATTAATACAAAGACAAATCGCAATTATCGAACACTGGCATAAACGGGTATATCAAATTCGTCAAAAAATCCTGAATGTAATTTACACCCTTGAAGATTTATAAATATATTTATGATATGAAAAACATAAATATATTCTAAAAACAAAACCTTAACATATTTATATATTGGCTGCTCCATATACGTCTTCTGCTACTGGTTTAAATGATGTCATTACATACCCGGCAGGTTCACTTTTACCAACAGGGGCCATTTGTTCTACTACATCTTCTTCCAAAGTTCTTTCTTTTGGCGGGTTCATTGATTTGAGTTCTGCATCAATTTTAGGTTGAGTTGGACTATATTGAGCTAATATTACTTTTCCACTTGTTAGAGAACTTCTACGAATAACTTCATATGCTACAAAAATAGATAAAATACCTAAAATTGGATGTGTATATAAAAACATGTATATGGCAAAGAATAATACAAGAATCATACCAACTGGTGAATTAATTAAACCTGCCAAAACGGCTGGTGTCTTAACTTGAAAAACTAAATAAAATACAAATAAAATGAATAGAATTACTTCTAAAGGGGATGCATTTAATTTTAGACGCATGAATACACTATATTGTATCTAAAGAAAATAATCAGTTATTTTATTTTTTCATAATATATATTTGAAATATATACTACTATGAATGGAGAATCTATTGTTTCAGACATACTAAAATCGGTAAAACTTCGGAGAACTTATAAAAAAAAACAACCAATTAAAAACAAAATAATAATAGAACCCATGTCAGAAAAACAACCAAATTCCTCGCTACCTAGACTCAATGAAAAATTCATTGAATTAATGACAGTATTAGCATATGTAATGAGAACACGAAAAGACTTTATGCGAATGAAAGCATATGATAACGCACGTGATACTATAACTAATTTTGTGGGCGATATAACAAAACCGGAACAATTAAACGGTCAAAAAGGGATTGGTAGTGCTATCTATAGTAAATTAATTGATTATGAAAAAACAGGTACATTGCGCATATTAGAAGAGGAAAAAGAATTAATTGCCAAAAAGAAGGCAATGGACGTATTCAAGGATATTTATGGTGTAGGTGAAAAAAAAGCTGAGGAATTGGTAGAAAAAGGGATTACTACACTATCTGAATTAGAAAATCGTAAATCAGAATTTCTCAATGATAAACAGATTATTGGATTAAAATATTACAATGATATTTTACAACGTATTCCTCGTTGTGAAATAGAAGAATATAAAACGGTATTTGAGAACACATTTCCAACAACTGATACAAACGCAAAATTCGAGATAGTCGGTAGTTATCGTCGCGGATTACCTAATTCCGGAGATATTGATGTAATCATTACGTCCAATGACCCGAATGTATTTAAAATATTTGTTGATAAATTAATAGAAAAAGGTGTTATATTGGAAGTTCTCTCACGAGGAAATTCAAAGTGTTTGGTTGTAGCTAAATTGCCTGGTACAGAATATGCTCGCCGTGTAGACTTTTTATATACAACTCAGGAAGAATTCCCATTTTCCATATTGTATTTCACTGGAAGCAAAGGATTTAATACAACTATGAGAGAATATGCTCTTTCTATGAAATATACATTAAATGAGCACGGAATGTCAGTTATGGAAGGAAAAAAGAAAGGGGGATTGGTAGAACATAAATTTACAGATGAAAAGTCGATCTTTGACTTTTTGGGATTAGAATACAAGAAACCGGAAGAACGTATTGATGGTCGCTATGTAATTCTAAAAAAATCTGAGGAAAAAAAAATACAAGAAAAATCAGAACGCGAAGAGCCAAGTTCTCCGATCAAGATTCGAAAAACAGTGAAGAAAAGAATTGTTATAAAACCCCCGACTGAAAATGACAGAATAGATACAACAACCACGTGTAAAAATATATCAAATCCTACTGTTTTCAACTTGGTAGAATCATTCAAAAAAGATGGTATAAAAGTACTTGAGTCTCTTTCAGAAAAACAACTGAGCGAAATGATTGATGCAGCAAATAATGCATTTCATTGTGAAGGCAAACCAATTATGTTAGACAATGAATATGACATTTTGTATGAATTCACACAAAAAAAGTATCCTAAGAATAATGTTCTCCAAAATGTCGGTGGAATCGTAGAAAAGAATAAAGTGAAATTGCCGTATGAGATGGCTTCCATGGATAAAATAAAACCGGATGCAGGAATTTTACCAAATTGGATGAAAAAATATACAGGTCCATATACGTTATCTTGTAAACTAGACGGAGTAAGTGGATTGTATTCAACCGAAGGAGATACACCCAAGCTGTATACTCGAGGGGATGGTAAAGTCGGACAAGATATCAGTCATATGATACCTCATTTGAGATTACCAAAAGATAAAAATATTGTCATTCGAGGTGAATTTATAATACCGAAACAGATATTTAAGATTAAATATGAAGAAAAATTTGCGAATCCGCGTAATTTAGTAGCAGGCATTGTTAATCAAAAAACGGCTGGAGAAAAAGTAGACGATATCCATTTTGTAGCCTATGAAATAATTGTTCCTGAGAATTTAACACCGTCTCAGCAAATGGAACGATTATCCCAAATGGGTGTTGAAGTCGTACAAAACATGACATTGCCGACAATTAGTAATGAATCTTTGTCAGAAGTTCTCCAAGATTGGCGAAAAACGTATTTATACGAAATCGATGGTGTAATTGTTATTAACGATAAAGTACATCCACGTGCGTCTGGAAATCCGAAACATGCGTTTGCATTTAAAATGGTATTATCCGACCAAGTAGCAGAAGCTCACGTAGTGGATGTAATTTGGACAGCATCGAAAGATGGTTATTTGAAACCACGAGTTCAGATATTACCTATCAAATTGGGCGGTGTTACCATTCAATACGCTACTGGTTTCAATGCAGCGTTTATTACAGAAAATAAAATCGGGGTTGGTGCAATTATTCAATTGATACGAAGTGGTGATGTTATACCGTATATTAAATCAGTAATTACACCTGCGAGAGAACCGAAAATGCCAGATGTAGAATATATATGGAATGATACACATATTGATATTCTATTAAAAGACCTATCACAAGATGAAACGGTTTTGGAAAAAAACATTGCTGGGTTTTTCAAAGGAATTGAAGTGGATGGGTTAGGGCCGGGTAATGTATCCAAATTAGTGAAAGCTGGATATAATACAATACCAAAAATAATACATATGAAAAAATCAGATTTTTTGAAAGTGGATGGGTTTCAAGAAGCTACTGCGACAAAATTATCAGAAGGTATTCGTGAAAAATTAGAAAAAGCATCTTTGGCGAAAATTATGGCAGCATCCAATATGTTTGGTCGCGGTTTCAGTGATATTAAAATCGAATTGATTTTAAAAGAATACTCGAATGTATTAAAAGAAGGAGAACGCAATGTTAAGAAATTGGCAGAAATAAAGGGAATGGCTACAAAAACAGCTGAGTCATTTGTAGAACATATACCCGTTTTTTTGGAATTTATGAAAGAATGCGGCTTGGAATATAAATTGAATATCGAGCCGCCTACTAAAATCGAATTAGATAAAGCGCATCCATTATATGGTAAAACCATTGTAATGACTGGTTTTAGAGATAAAAATATGGAAAGTAAACTAAATGAAGTAGGTGCAAAGGTGGGCGCAGCGGTTAATAAAAACACGTTTATTTTAGTAGTGAAAGACAAAACAGAGACAACTGGAAAAATAGAACAGGCAAACAAATTAGGTATATCGATCATGGAAACAGATGAATTTATGAACCAATATTTTGCATAATAACATATGAATAAAATTGAATTATTTATCTGTTATATATTTGTGTAAATAAATTAGAAAACAAGTTATATAATTACATAGACCAACCGTATATTTCTATCATAACTATTTATTATAGTATGTATCGCAAAAAGAAAATCATCATAGATAAAACATCCAAACCACAATCACCTCAAATATATAAACTATCGGATGACGTCAAACAAACGATATTATCTCAATCATATATCGGCAAAAAAGGATATACGATTCCAAAATCGATTTTACCAAACGAAGAATTGGAATTTTTAACAAAAGACCTGTATTTAAAACCCGAAGTTATGGGGGCTAGATTCGCACCAAATTCACAAGAAAATACCGCATTTCCCGTTTATAGAGACAACGATAAGAAAATATATATTCCCAGATTTTATGGTATACAGCGATATGGTAGACCAACGAAATGTGAATTGGAACCAGGAATCGATATCAACGTACCATTTGCAAAAGAATTACGCGATTATCAGGAAAACATTATCGATATTTATATGAAATATGTTAATAATCCAAATACACACGGACAAGGTAGTGGAGGAATACTGCAGGTTCCTTGTGGCGCAGGTAAGTGTCTGGGGATAGATACACCAATCCTTATGTATGATGGAACAATTAAATTAGTTCAGGATATAAAAGTAGGCGACGTTTTAATGGGGGACGATTCAACACCCAGAAATGTATTATCGCTAGCGCGAGGTAAAGAAACTATGTATAAAGTGAATACAAAAAAAGGAAATGGGTATATAGTCAATGAAAGTCATATATTATCATTGAAATATAGTTCAAAAGTAAATAAACATACACCAAAAAATTCAGTTATTGATATTCCAGTGTTGGATTATTTAAATTTACCAAAAAGTTATCATGGTAGAGGAGGAGTATTATTAGGATATCGCGTGCCTATTTTATTTAAAGAAACGCCGGTTGAAATAGACCCTTATTTACTCGGTTATTGGTTAGGCGATGGTTCCTCAAATGGAACCGGTATAACTACACAAGAATCAAGTGTCATCAAATATCTCGTAGATTGCTTTAAAACAAAACATACTTCATTATATTTTAAATACACTGGACAACAATATGATTATAGGATTAACTCTATAAACAAAAATAATATATTCATGGATTTCCTACGAGCAAATAATTTGATTAATAATAAACATATTCCATTGCAATATAAATGTAATTCCAGAAAAATTCAATTAGAACTATTAGCTGGGTTGATCGATTCCGATGGATATTATCATACAAATTGCTATGAAATAGTTCAAAAGAATGAAAATTTATTAGATGATATTGTATTTTTGGCAAAATCTCTAGGGTTTTCGGCTTATAAAAAACAAGTTAAAAAAACTTGTACGAATTCAGTCAATGGAAGAAAAGAAGGAATTTATTATATTACAAATATTTGCGGCGAAGGATTGGAAGAAATACCAGTGAAATGTATGCGTAAAAAAGCACACAAAAGAAAATTACTGAGAGATTGTTTAAAATATCGAATTAAATTAGAAAATATAGGAATAGGAGATTATTATGGTTTTGAAATAGATGGTAATCATCGTTTTGTATTAGGTGATTTTACAGTTACACATAACACAGTAATGGGATTAAAAATAATATCATTATTGAAAAAGAAAACGTTGATATTAGTCCACAAAGAGTTTTTAATGAATCAATGGATAGAAAGAATCAATGAATTTTTACCAACTGCTACTATCGGTAAAATTCAAGCCAACGTTTGTGATTATCACGACAAAGACATTGTTATAGGAATGATTCAAACAATGTATAATAAAACATTTCCACAAGAAGTATATTCACAATTTGGATTAACCGTTATTGATGAAGTCCATCGTATTGGTAGCGAAGAGTTTTCGAAAACATTATTGAAAACTATTACGCCATATATGTTAGGTATTTCTGCTACAGTAGAGCGCAAAGATAAACTTACAAAATTATTATATATGTTTATCGGTGAAAAAATTTATTCAGAAGAACGAAAGAAAGGGGATGAAGTATGTGTTCGTGGAATAGAATATCATTCAAATGATGAAGATTTCAACCTGGTCGAGTGTGATTTCCGAGGACAACCAAAATTCAGTACAATGATAAGTAAATTAAGCGATTATGGACCACGAAATGATTTTATTGTTCGCGTAGCGCATGATTTGTTAGAAGAAAATCCGGAAGGTCAAATTATGATTTTAGGTCATAATCGTTCTATGTTAAAGTATGTATATGATGCAATTACTCATAAACAAATTGCTACAGTGGGGTATTATGTAGGTGGAATGAAACAAGCTGATTTACAAGCATCTGAAACGAAACAAATAGTGTTAGCAACATATGCAATGGCGGCAGAAGCATTGGATATAAAAACATTGAGTATGATGATAATGGCTACACCAAAAACCGATATAACCCAATCTGTAGGTAGAATATTGAGAATGAAACATGACAATCCAGTTATAGTAGATATTGTAGATATGCATGAATTATTTCAAAATCAATGGAAATTACGAAAGCGGTTTTATAAAAAGTGCAATTATAGAATTCGATCCATTGATAATAAACGTTATTCGGGAATGAGTTTAGATTGGGATACTGATAAAACGTGGACATGGGTATTTGAACCGAAAAATGATAATATTATGTCGACTACATGTTCGAGTAGCAAAGACGCTGTTATTAAATCAGACTCCGACCCAGAGCAAAATAGTAAAGATACTACCACTATATTCAAAGGGAAATGTTTTATTAATATGGATGAGTTGTAAAAAAATTGAATTTACCTATACACATTTTTTTATATTGTACCATCGTTATAGATTATGTTTTGGGAGCAGGAATACTATTTGAAAATGAATTATCGTCAACTAGCTTACAGTATAATAAATAATATTATAAACCCATTTATTCGCGCATTTGGTATATATGGAGCTTGGATTTTATTGCATTATGCTTCCGCAAATATGTATGTAAGACTATGTGCGTACCCAAGTGTCGTTGGATTTATTGCGTCTCCATTTTTAGCGGCATCGCCACATTGTTCAGCGCTACGCTGGGCAATATATAATGGAGGTAATAGCATAGCATCCATGTGGGTTGTATTAGGTATATGGTTATTGAGTTATATAGTTCCAATACCGTTTCCAACATTAATACATACCACATTAACTCAACAAAATAAAGAAAATTGAAATAAAAATTGGTAAAAATATATAATTATATATAAAAAACAAACACAATAATAATATTAGTAAAGTAAAATGATACGTAGAACAAGAAAAGATGCGACTAGTATATATATAGATACAGATACAATGCAAAAAGACGAAAAAATAAATCCTAATATAACCGTAAGAAAATCGAAATCATTAATACAGATGAATCATTTTAATGGTAATTTATCCGAAAATATAACTTTAAGATCACATCAAAAACATTCTAGAAGAGAAAATATAAATGAATTACTAGAAAAACCAACAAAAGACGAAATTATAAAGAATATACAAAATAAAGTGCGCAAATTTGAAGACGAAGAACACTTCTTCATCAAAGTTGTGAATTTGTCGGTTTTGTATGAATATATGAATAAAATGTTAGAAGACTTGAAAAGTCCAGAATTTCATCGATTTATTAAAGCTATATTCAAATCATCAGATGAATTTTTAACAATTATCTCAGAAAACATTCATAAAAAAACACAAAATATTGATGAGCATACACTACTTCGTTGTTATTTTATGGTATCCGACTTTAAACGAAACATGGATGAATATATCCAAAATATAGAATAGTATAAGCAAAGAAAAAACAAAAATAAACCATCCCCTAAAAAGAAAAATACAATACATGGTTTGTATTGTATTTTTTGCTGTTATAATATGAATGATTATTTCTTTGACTTATCCCACGACTTTCTAGTTTTTCTCATTTTTCGCGATTTTTTACTATTTTTCGTTTTGTATGTAGTTGTTTTGCGTTTGCCTCCAACTAATTTTGATGCATATCCCCAAGGATATTTATTTGAACCGCTATCAAGTGGTGTTGGTAATACTGTAGACATTCGATAATAGATATATAGAATATAGGTATATAATATATTTCTATAAAATCAAATGCTAATCAAATACTAATAATTACTGTTGTTGTAATTTCGCACTAAATTCATAATATGAACTACTTTGAAAGATGAGTCTACTACTCGCTTTGGAACCCATCTTTTAAATTTGGGTATAAATTGACATTCCATAAATAATTGTTTTTGCAAATCAACATATTTATCTTCGCGCATATCTTCAAAATCATTTTCATCATCACTTTCTTCAATATAATCTAAATTTTTATTCTCCTTTATTGTCCTAAATAAACTATTCATAAATGTACTTGTTTTGTAATTCGGTATATAAGCTACGTCATAATAAACCGTGGATTTATTTTTACCATATGCAAATAAATGATAAATATCATATTGAATGTCTGCGGATACTAAAAATACCGCATTTTGTCGATATTGTGGTTTATGATAATCAGGTATTAATTGTTCCATTTTCGGGAAGTTCTTTTTCTTCTCTTGCATTTTAACAAATTCTATATTTTTATTTCGATCAGTAATAATTTTACGATTTAATGGTATGTTTAAAAATGGTACAATATCAGTAAATGAACGATATTGAATATGGTGTATAGGATAAGATATTTTATGTTGAATTTTTTCCGGTATTTTTTCGAAATCCATATTTTCAGTATACACCCAAAATACAGGTAATGCAAAACTCATATAATTTGAATCTCGTATAATATCGTTTTCAAATAATTCATGCATATAATGTAGTTTTTCACGAATGTTTAATCGTTTTAATGGAATTCCTTTAAAATAATATATATCTTCAATTAAAAACGTATTTGTATCTTGCAACAAAACTCCATATACAATTGTTCCTAAAGCTAATTTAGAATTGAATTTACAAGGCACAATACTTATTTTTGTAATCTTCTTTTCCTTATTCAAATTAAACAAATATAAAACATCTTTGTCTTCATAGAAAGAGAACCATGCATAATATTTATTGCCATTTGGAATGGCATACGCCAAATTATAATTTGGCGGAACTTTTTTATGGGAAATGGTTTCATAAGAAAGTTCAAAATCTGGAAATCTGTTAGTTAATTGTTCAATTTCAAATTGGGATAACACTCTTTCAACTTGCATGTTATGTTATGTTTATTACTACTAATTATACAAGTAATATTTTTATATCAATTTTATTATGTGTGTTATATAACTAAAATAATCACAAAAATAAAATCACATTAAACCATCATTCGACGATGCAATTTGCGAATTTGCAAATTTAATTAAGTCGTCCTCCATATTTGTATAATCGATTTCTGGCATAGTCTCTTCTTCTTTTATGTATTGTTTTTCTTGTAAATCGCATAATATATCTTTGTATTTTTGAACTTGAAGTTCAACTAAATCCCGTGTTTTCTTTGGAACTAGTATATCTTTTATATGCTGATATAATGAATGTATAACAATAATAATAATTAATGAAAATACAATAGTTTGTATTATATTAAACCACATAATCTATTATTTTAGATAGCGTTTATATACATTTTGAACATTTAACTATGTGTTTTTTAACGTAGAAAGTACAAAATAAAATAAATGAAACAAATATAAAAAAAAGCGATTATATACAAATAGTAAAATGCCTTCTTTTCTTATTGTAGAAAAAAATGGTAATATTAAAGAATGTATCGTGAAAAAATGGGACGAAAGTGAATTATATAAGAAAGCTGGATTTAAAAATGCAGAAGGGTTCGCCCTTCAAACCGCGTGGTCGGTTGAATTAAAAGGTTGTCGCAAATTTAACCTTCAATTGTATGCAAAGAAAACTGGTCGCGCAGGACAAGAAAATAAATACGAATTTCCGCCACCGGTTGACAATAGTCTGTTTTTTGGTAATTGTTTATTAGTGAATGTAGATAATGACCTAAAATCAAGTGATTGGACTTCAATCTATGAACATTTGTATGGCGGATTTGAAGATATTGGGTCAGAAGACTCTGACGAAGAAGATGAAGATATGGGAGATGTAGTCCTTACAAAAGAAGGGTATGCAAAAGATGGGTTTATAGTGGATGATAATGAGGACGACGACGATTTTGAAGATGATGATGAGGATGAGTTTGAGGATGATGAATCATCTGAAGATGCAAAACCAAAACGCAAAGCAAAAAAACCGGTTAAAGTTAATAAGAAAACTACTAAACCGACTAAACCTACAAAAAAAACCGATACTGAACTGGTAGAAGATAATAACGTCGAAAGTGTTTTTTTAAATTGTCAAAGCGAGTTAGAAGAAGAAGAGTACGTATAATAAAATTGATTTATATAAATATAAACATTTCTATGTATATAAATCATACCATATAGTTAATATATAATTTCAAATGTCGCGTAAGATTTCAAATCCAGAACAATTTCGTGAAAATATTCGCAATAAATTAATGCCAATAGTAGAGGATGATAATGTATCTATAAATATTGAAAAAGCCGTTTTCAATTACGCTATACAAGAAGCTGGATTTAAAAAAATAATAAAAAAATGGGATAATGTAGCATTTGTGCAATTATATGTTGATCGGTTGCGAACTATTTATTTAAATCTTAAAAACCAGACTATTTTATCACAGATAAAATCAAAAGAGCTATCTCCACAATCATTCGTTTTTATGACACACCAAGAAATGAATCCGAATCGGTGGAAAGAATTGATCGATAAGAAAAGTATAATTGACGCAAATAAATACAACAATAATGTTGTCGCAAATACCGATATGTTTACGTGTTCAAAATGCAAATCAAAACAATGTACATATTATTCATTGCAAACAAGAAGTGCCGATGAAAGTGAAACTATATTTATTACATGTTGTAATTGTGGAAAACATTGGAAGAAAAATTAAATTTATTATATAGTTTATACTAGGGGTAATATGAGGGGTTTTAATCAGTATCCATTTTTTGTTTTGCTCGATAATATGCTTGATTTAATTCATGAAATGGTATTAATCCAACCTCTATAATTAATAAAACTGACAATGTCATTTGGTCTTTTATGTATACCCAAGCAGAATCCTTCATTATTTCTCGTATAAATCGGTTTTAATTATTATTATTTAGTGTATTACAAGATTTGCTTCAATTTTTTGCATTTTCAAATATAAGTATAGTATATAAGTAAGTATATTATATGAATATAACAAGACGAAAACGAGGAGGCGATATTAATGCAAATAGTATATTTAGAAAAATACTGAGTATTGGATATGAATTGGAAACATCGAGCTTAGCAAAGTTATCTATGGTTGACCGATCAGATGACGGAGAACTAATATTATTTAATACAGATTCACTTACAAAAGATTATGAAATACTAAAAAGAATACAAAACAACGATTACACAAATGAAGAATATGAATATTATGCAAATCGTCTAGAAGAATTTGTTGATGTGGGTGTATATACAAGCGCAAGTTTAAATAAAACCAAGTTAATAAAAGATAATAGCAGTACATTTTTAGTTTCAAATGATTTATCGGAAACTCCATTTATTCGATACTTAAAAACTATATGCAATTTAAATGAGAATAACGACGACGAAGACGACGAAGATTTAATTGATAAAAATGACCTTTATACATTCGAAGCTGAAAATGGTGAAAAATATAAAATTAATTTTGAAACGTGGCAACAGAAACATTGTGGAATGTTCTCCGACGTAGAATGGATCTTCACATATTATAATCCTGTGTTAAGTAAAAATATTATATTGGATACATTTATAAACGTCGCAAAAAATTTGATATTGCATTTGAATAGTTTGGAAAAACAAAGAGGAAATCTAGTAATAAATTTTTCTGAAAATGATAAAGAAATTGTAAAAAAACCAGTAAATCGTATTTTGTATAATCTACCGAATACTAATTTGTATTATTTACAAACACATTATATCGAAGAAGAATTAGATATTGATGATATTTGTTTAGTTCCACAAATGACATTTTCTTGCCACAATGAAAACTTGGTTGATATTTTGAAAGAATTAACAAAGGATAATATCCAAGTCTTTGAAAATAATGCTCGCATATCAAATGATAGAACTCAAATTATTGAAAGAATCGAGAACTGCATTAATATATTATTTAAAAATTATAATAAATCCGTACCAGAAGAATACAAGATAAAAGAATACAAAAATAGAAAATTGGTAAAATCTATGAAAAATTATATTTTTATGATTTTGTTTAAATTAGACAGATATTTTAATAATTATTTACAGGATGAAAAAGTAATAAATAAATCAAAAACAGCCAAATATTTAAAAGATACGCTATTTTATAATTCTCGACATACTAACTATGAATTATATAAATCGTTAAAAAAAACGGTTTCAGAATATTTTTCTGGAAATTTAAATGATGATGTTATAACTCCAATGATACAAAAACTGATAATACAACAGTCTGTTTTAGAAGATTTTTTAATTACAGATCTTAAACATGTACGCAAAAATGCATTTTCAATAACAAACAAATTAGACAAGCAAAATAAACATTATGGCGACCCATTTTTTTCATTGGTTTCGTATTTCGATTTTTTTGAAGACCCAATTGACGATCCAGAACGTCATGATGTTAACGACGAACCATTTCATGATTGGCTTCAATATACTGGGATCGATATTTATTCAAGTACAACTGAAATAAAAAATGATGTAGTACTGGTTGAAGTACGTTCATTTGCTCGTATGTTAATTTCATATATATATAACTTTAGCCATGAATTAAAAGAAAATATGACAAATGGAATATGCAACCGCATAACACGTAAAACTGAAGCAGATGCTAGTACTGCAATAAGTATAAGTACATTGAAACAATTCATATCAATATTTGATAGTTTTCACCAAATAAACCTATCAACAATAAAAACCGCACGAAGTGCACGAAGTGCAAGAAAAACGATGAAAAAAACACGGACAATAATTCAAAAAATTGATTGAATTTATTATTTATTTTATTGAATGTATAAAATAAATAACCAATATTTGGAAATGAACTTTTATTCCGACCGGATTTTGAATGATATCATCGATAATTATCCAATGGATACTATAATCGATTCAATTGAACAATTTGGAGAAGATTGTTTTAATAAAATTGCAAGATATTCATACAGCAATATTCATTTTAAATATATATATAATGTTTTAGGTAATACGAAAAATGTCGTTGCATTTCATTGCATTGATAATGAATTTAACATAAATAATTGCCCGTCTATATTAGTATACCGAAAACATAGAGTTAATGACCACGAAATAAGATATTATATTTTGATAGCATGTACTCAACGCAAATTTAGAAACCAAGGTTATGCATCGAAATTAATCGATGGGTTGGTAGAACGAATCAAAAATGAAAATCGCGACATTTTGCAAAATACAGAAGATACTATAAAAATTATTTTGAGTTCCGTTGAAGAATCCGTTGTATTTTATGAAACGTATGGGTTCAAATGGACGAGACAATCGATAACCGAACATGAAATGTTAACCAGATATGAAAGATATGTACCCAAAAAAGAATACTTTATTATGGAATATACAATATAAAAATTATGTTAAATTACACGTGTTCATTTTTACATAGCCTACGTATAAACTTTTCCTTATTTCTGTCTTCATTCATATAAATATTTATAATTTCTGCAGGTGAATAAAAATATTCTTTGATATTTTTTAATTTTTTCGGTTCGATGGGTTCTCCAAATAAATGCATGTATATCTGTTTTATTATTTCGCGCGATATGTATGATAATTTAAGTGTTATATCTATTCTACCAGGACGTATCAATGCTGGGTCTAGTTCATTATAATGATTTGACGAAATAATCATTATTCTACCAGGAGTTTCACGAATACCATCCCATAAATTCAAAATGTCATCTAATGTAATTGGTTCTTCATCTAATAATAATTTGGGTATTTCATTTATTTTTTCACTCGCTACTATAGTCTCCAATAGATCTCCAATATTAACGTCAGATGCAGTGGTATTTGATAATTCTACGCAATCTAATTTCTTACCAAAATTACCGCGCATTTTTGTTTGTTTCAGTTTTTCTCTATCTAAAACTATATCACCTACGCAATCAATGTCTTCAAACACAATAATTTTTTTATCAAATCCTATACTACCCCTTTTATTATCTGAATTATATCGTTCTTCAAAGAATATACTATCAAGTTGTTTCTTAGTCTTAATGAGTTTAAGTGAAATAACTACAACATGACGGTTTGTATAAGTTGCAATTGCTTTTATTAACGACGTTTTCCCTGTTCCTGGAGGTCCATGCATACCAATTCCCAATGAATATGGTATTCCTTTTTCAAAATACCACTCTCTATTGTTAAGAAAAAAATTTATTTTATTTGTAATCGTTTCCTTATTTTCAAAAAAAATGTTATTGAATTGTCTAGTGCTTGAAAAAACATTTTCATCCCACATTTCGTAGCGACTATCTTCATATTTTGTTTTGGCGAGGGTATAGATAAATCGCTTATTCTCTCGTAAATCATCAATAGAAGATAAATATTTTGTTGTAATATCTTCAACGAATTCTTTTATCGTAGTTATATCACTCTTATAAGAGAACAGTTGAATCGTAATTTTTTCGATTTTATTTATGCATTTTGAATTTTTATTTTTACTATTATCTTCTGTCTCTTCATTATAAATTATAGTGTAAGCATATATTTCGTGTTTTTTTGATATTAAGAATTTTGTATTTTGAATTACCATATAAATATCACTGTCTCTTTTATTTTTTGAATTATTGTCAAATGAATATTCTTTAATATGATTAATCGTTTTGTTCTTGTTAATATTATCAACTATATTGAACCATAATGCCTTAAATCGATCACTGAATGAATTTGTCTGACTTATATTATTCTCGTAATATGATGTAGTTAACGCAATTTTTCCTTCATATTCCACTATATTTTTTTTATAAAACCAACCTTCAAAACTATAATCATAATTTCTTAAAAAATCTTTTACTACTATCATTTGGTTGTTCATGTATTTGAATAATAACGTAGCAATCGTTAAAAATACTGTTGTAAGAAAAGTATCCATTAAAGGTTTGCCTGTTTTCAATTTATCAAATATAACCATATTAAGAATATTTTCAGGCATTAATTTTATATATGCATCCGTATCGAACATTACCGTATATGGGTTTATCCATAAAAAAATTTTATATAGTTTCATTAAATTATATAAGAATAGGGTAATAGTAGGGTAGGTTAAGCTTACTCTAGTATCTCCAAATCACGTAATTTCCAATATTCTGAACCGCCATTTGGCAATGGACGTCTTACAATAAACGGTATTTTTTTTTGTTCAAATTCTTTTAATGCAATCAAGTATCCATCAATTAATGAATCACTTATTTCGATAAATGGTTTTGCGCCAGCATTAATTTGTTTAGCTCTTTCACCGAGAACTCGCGCTTTTTCATAACGTGTAACAAATGGCAATGTTTTGTGCATGCGATCTACAATAACTCCATTTGAATCGCGCACTATAACACACGCTGCTTCAACTTCGTCCATATTATGAACCATTAATTCTGGATGATATTCTGAAATAATGTTATTTTTTACACCGTTGTCTAATTTTTGGAGATAGTTTTCATCGATGTCTTCATCGTCATCTTCGTCATCGTCTTCGCTAAAATCATCGCGATTAATTAAATTTTTATTTTGTGTACTTTTTAATATAGTATTAACAATATCATCTTTATTTTTAGATATTCCTAAATCTCCATCTTCATCATCTTCGTCGATTTCATCTTCTTCGACATCATCTTCTTCATCTTCGGAATCAAATTCAACATCTTTTTTTAATTTCGGTTTATTTTCATTGACAGAATCGTTATCTGAACCACTTTCGCTTTCAGTTTCACTCTCAGTTTCACTATCTTCAATCTCAATTTCAATATCGTCTTTATCCATTGTGTTTTGTAATATATAATAATAGGCTTATATTTCTAAATTTATTATTATATTTATATCATTTCAATTTTATACAGATTCCGCGGTTTTCCATGTAGTATCACAACTAGAACAAATGTAAATATATTTTAGATTAGCATCATCATATCGCATGTATATTACTTCGGCTGGTTTAGTTGCATTTTCAGCATTAGTAGAACATTTTCCATTTGGACAGCGAACATTATAAATTCGAGGAAGTGTTGGATCTAATTTAGTATATTCATTAATAATATGATTAAATTTTTGATCATTTTTTTTTAAATTTGTGTTTAATACACATACACCTTCATCTGGTATATTTGTATCTACATTTCCGCAACTACGACAATAATATGTAAGTTTATTATTATCTTCAGCATCAATACCAATATAAAACATATTGTCGCATTTGTCGCAAAATTTCATGGTTCGTATATAGAAATAATAAGATTTGTTTCTAAGTAAAGATTCTATTCTATTATTTTCAATTTTTACAAAATAAATATATAGACAATTTAGAATATAATATAATAATATGATATCTCGCATTTTATCTCGTAAATCGGTGAATGACGTATGTAAGCGCATGTTAAATCAAACATTAATGTCTCAGGTTAAGATGCCGCAAACGTTCGATACTTCATTAAGAGATGGTATTCAATATCTTAATCCAAACAACATGCAGTTGTCTATAAAACAATCTATTTATGATAAAATTATACGAGAATATAGTCCAGAAAGCATTGAAATCGGTTCATTAACTTCTCCAAAAATTTTACCTATTATGAAAGATACGTTGGAATTACATTCATATGCAGAATCAATACAAAAAAAAGATACCATTTCAAATCGTTCTGATATATATGTTTTAATACCATCTTTCAATAAACTACACACAGCATTGGATGCAGGTGTATATAATTTTTCATTTATTACATCATTATCCAATGAATTTCAAAAGAAAAATGTGAATCGTACACTACAAGATACAAAAAAAGAATTTCATGCTGTTTTTGATTCATTGAAAAATATAACAAATTATAAAACAAAATTGTATATATCATGTATCAACGAATGTCCAATTGTCGGAAATATAGACAACGATTACATTATTCATGAAATATTGAATTATCATAAAAATTACCCATTTGATACATTTTGTATTTCAGATACATGCGGAACATTGAAGTGCGATGATTTTAAATATATAATTGATCATATTGTTTTTTTTGGAATACCTAAGGACAAAATATCCGTCCATTTACACTATAATGACTCTAGTTTGGACAATATTCATAAGATATTGTGGTATTGTTTTTCTGAAGAAATTAATAAATTTGACGTATCCATATTAGATACTGGTGGTTGTTCCGTAGCAATGCCTGAGAATGGCGGAAATTTGCGAAATTTGGATTATGATACATTGTTCTCTAGTTTTGCCCGATATTTGGAATTTAAACAGGCATTTTATAATAGTAAATGACCGGTTAATATGCAGTAATTTTTATATTTTTATTATAAAAATATAAATCCAAAAATTGAATCAATTAAAAAAAAGAAATAAAAGTATACATATATTATACTTATTAAGACATGGCGGATCGGTCAAGGTCGTCAAATTTGCAAAATGAATCAAAAATGAGAGCAAACAACGGTAATGATAGTCGAAAATTTAAAAGTTATCAAGATTATGTCGGAGGGTGTTTTGTATCAAATGATGATACTCGTCCTCCAACAAATAATAGAATAACAGGTGGTAAATTTCACATTCCGGATGATATATATGAAGCGTTTTTGGATGCATATTACAGAGATATTGTATCAAAGAACGCAGATGAATATTTGACAGAAAAACAGCGCGAAAATGATGGACCTATTGCAATTGACATTGACTTACGTCATGATTATAATACAAATGAAAGACAATATACGGATACACATATAGCTAGTTTATTACTATTATATTTAGAAAAACTTAAGAAAATATTTCAATTTCAGGATAAATCACCATTTCAGGTATATGTATTTGAGAAGCCAAAGGTGAATCGTATTGAAGATAAACAGATTACAAAGGATGGTATTCATATTATAATTGGTATTCAAGCAGATCGACCAACAAAAGTATTATTACGAAAAATGATATTGGAAAGTATTCAAGAAGAATGGGGCGATTTACCTTTGACAAATAGTTGGGAGGATGTATTTGATAAGGGCGTTTGTGAAGGTAGTACTGGTTGGCAAATGTATGGATCGCGCAAACCAAACCACGATAAGTATGTTTTAACTCGTTGGTATGAATATGAATACGATTCAACGGACGGAGAATTTATGGAGACAAAATTCAATATCAAGAAATTTGATTTTGCGAAAGATTTCAAGAAACTTTCTGTAAGATATACAGGAAATCCACATTTCTTCTTCAAGGCCGATTTTATACCGATTCATGATCAACAAAAAACAAATGAACCTAAGCGAACAACTATTCGTAGAGGTAATGCGTCTTCAAATAAACTAGGAGCTGATATTCTTTCGATATCAAATAAAGCAGATTTAGATGACGCTGTTTTGCAATTTTTAGAGAGTTTAAACCCATCAGAATATAATTTACGAGAAGCATATGAAATTGCAATGGTTTTACCAGAATCATATTACGGTCTTGGAAGTTATGAAAATTGGATGAAAGTCGGTTGGGCTCTTTCCAATATATCGAAGAAATTATTAATTGCATGGATTGCTTTCAGTGCGAAATCTTCTACATTCACATATGATACTATTCCAGATTTATGTGAACGGTGGTTAAATTTTGATACAAATAATGATAGGGGATTAACGAAACGCTCGCTTATCTATTGGGCACGTGAATCTAATCCTACTGAATTTTATCGTATCTATAATAGTGGAATAGACTATCATATAGACCAATCGATTAAGAGTCTTGCTTCAGTAGCATTCAACAAAAGTGATAAGAATTATGGTTGTGGTGATGCCGATTTGGCTAAAATTTTGTATATGATGTTTAAGGATTCGTATGTTTGTGCTGGTCTCAAAGCAGACAAATGGTATCGATTCTCAAAACATAGATGGGTTGAGGATGAATGCGGTACATCGTTGAGAAGACATATATCAGATGAACTGAGAACAAGATATAGATTAAAGTGCGATGATTTTACCAAGATTTTATCAGATAAACTTCCCCAAGATGATGGATTTAAGAAGTATGAGAATTTATCAAATAAGGTGTTAGAAATTTGTGTTAAATTAGCACAGACCACTCACAAGGATCATGTAATGAAAGAGGCTCGTGAATTATTCTTTGACCCGGATATCAAGTTCTTAGATTTATTAGACAGTAATCCATATTTATTGTGTTTCAAAAACGGTGTATTGGATATTAAAGAAAAAGTATTTCGGTCTGGACGAGCTGAAGATTACATTTCAAAATGTACCAACATTGATTATAAGAAATTGGATCGTGTTCGCGATGCCAAAATTATTGATGAAATTAATGATTTTATGGAGAAATTATTCCCACTTGAACAATTAAGAAAATACATGTGGCAACATTTCGCATCGATATTAGTCGGCGTTAATTTAAACCAAAAATTACATATGTATATCGGTGCAGGTGAAAATGGTAAATCGGTATTAACTGATTTGTTATCACAGGTTTTGGGAGACTATAAATGCGATGCTGCTCTGTCTTTAATTACACAAGCCAGACAAAAACAGGGTCAAGCATCTCCTGATATTGTATCATTAAAAGGTGTCCGTTTCGCTGTAATGCAAGAACCTTCCAAAGATGATAAAATCAATGATGGTGCAATGAAAGAACTTACTAGTGGTGTAGAACCAATCAGAGGTCGTAATTTATTCAGTACCCCTGTAAGTTTTATTCCTCAGTTTAAAATAGTTGTATGCACAAACAACTTTATGAAAGTAAATAGTCAAGATCATGGAACATGGAGACGTATTGCAGTCGTAGATTTTATGTCATTGTTTACAGATAATCCACAAGAAGGTGATACAAGTAGCCCATTTCAATATAAAAAAGATGCCACTTTGGTTCAAAAATTTCCTATGTGGCGAGAAGTATTTATGGCGATGCTAGTCGAAATTGTTTTGGAGACGCAAGGCCGAGTTGACCCTTGTAAACTAATCGATGAGTCTAGTTTGAAATACAAAGAGCGCGAAGATCGCATTGCTGAATTTATTAGCGATAAAATCGTCGTTGATCCAAACGCGAAAGGTATTACTAAAACAGAAATTACTACTGAATTTAATCATTGGTTCAGTAATACATATGGACGCGGTGGTCCAAGTACAAAAGAAGTACATGAATATTTGGATAAACGATTTGGCAAATTTAATACGAAATTGAATGTATGGACCGGTGCAAGAATAAGATATGAACGCGATGAGATGAAAATTAACTTAGATGAAGTCGATGACTCTGATGATGAAGTCGACGATATTGATGAAAGCGATCTGTAGGCATTATACAACAACACCCACAAAAAATAAAAAATAACAAAAATAAAATTATTTTTTATTTACGTTCATATCGGTAAGGTTCTCCTTTTATTAAATAATATAGAAAACGTAAATATCCATAAATTTGTTTTTCTATAAACACAGTAATCAGTGGATAAATGCCTAACAAAAGAACAATGCTTATTTTCACCTTATATGATAGTGTTTTATTAGTTAATAATAGGAATATTGATAATAATATTACTAAAATATAATATAGAATAAATAAAAACCCATTCACTTTAGTTAATGCTTGGACTTTTTGACTAATATAATATGCTTGTTTTTCGTCAGTTGAATATGTTTCGTTTAATTTATTAATTTGCTTTTCTAAAATAGTATTTTGAATTGATATTGCACTCATATATTTATTATAATATTTTCTATATTATAAGAATATTATAATTTTATTTATAGTTTTATTTATAGTTTTATTTATAGTTTTGAATAACTTTCAAATTCATTCGGGGTATATGGCTCTATAGTTTTATGTAATTCTTTTTCCTCCTCATATGCCTGTTTAATTGTAGTAAAATTACTTCTTGTGGTTCCAGTTGCAGTAGTGGTTCCAGTTGCGGCAGTGGTTCCAGTTGCGGCAGTGGTTCCAGGAATGCATTTACCTAGTGTTTTGTCCCAAGTTGTACCTGGAGCACAACATCCTTCGGATTTACAACCAGTATTTGCAGCAACCGATGCTAATAATTCCCCAGCCTTGGCTGCAGCTTCAGCATTCTTTTTTATCTCTTCCGGCGATACAGGCGCAGGTCGCGTTCTTTTATCATACTCGAATTTATCTCGTTTTTGAATATCACTTATTACAATCCAAGCATAAATGATAGAACCAGATAAAATTATGATATACAATAGAGTGTATACTGCCTGAGGAATAAAAGGAAATATCTTATTTATAAACATTAGTGCTATAATAATTACTAAAGCTAAAACAATGATTAAAACTAGTTTTATATACGCGGAGTATCTTTTACGATATGTATCATTTAATTGAATAATACGTTGTTGTCCGATAATTGCATTATCGATGTTTGCTCGTTTTTGTGCAAGTCTGTCATCTTCGGTATCTAAAATTCGATTAATTGTGTTTTGTTGTAAAATCAATGAGTTTGTGTCAGCATTTGACGCATTCAATGCTGTATCTAGCGAAGATAATTGTATTCCAAGTGAATTTATTGCACTATTTGCATTTGTAGCGGCCGTCGGATTACTTATAGAAATACCTGCTAAATCAGAAGCATATTGTTTTTGAAGTTCTATAAATGTTTTTATATCAAACGGTTGGGTCATGATAATATATATAAAACTATACATATTATTTGTTGTAAAACCAAATTTCAAATTACCACATGTTATTTTTAATCTCTTGCTAAAATAATTGAAAAAATAAGTAATGTAGCCGCGGTAATAGTTCCGATAGTATACAAGGTATTTTGTTGTAAAATCATTACATTTGTATCTTTTTTTAGCGCGTCTTGAATACTAGTTTCTGGCTTAGGATTATCAATTACTGGATGGAATGTATTCAATGCAATTTTATCAGAATTATTCACGTTGTATAAATCACTTCCTAAAAGTCTATCTAATTCGCTACTTAATTCTTTATGGCGATTAATTCGATTGGTTGTTGTAAAAAAGTTATTACTTACATCTACTTGTTTTTGCTGCAATATAGACGCGTTAGATTGAAGTTTATCTATAGTATTGTCAAACATATTACCCGCGCCTTCTAGTGTAGTCATTCCTTCCATTGTAGTGAATGCGCTTCTATTATTATATATATCTAATATTTTTTCATTGTTATCGATATATTTATCATCTGCACAATAATAAGTACTTTGACTATCATTACGTAAGGTATTATTATACATCATATTGTACTCCGTATATTCGCCTATTTTCACACTATTTAATGGTTGAGATTGAGCATTGTATCCACATGTTGTATATATATTGTATTGTTTGTTTCCTAAATATGAACTTTTAAAATCTTTTCTGGGATTGTTGTAAGTAAACATTGGTGTAGAATTTGATAGTGTATCTTGAACACATTTTCCACCAGTACTAGTGTTCATATAAAAAAAATGGTCGCAGTTCAAATTATTTTGACAACTTGTTTTACAATCGTCTTCTGTTATATTAGTTATTTTGTATTTATTACCAATATTAGATTGAGTTGTTGTACTAATTATATTATCATAATCACTTCCTAATAAAAGTGGAAATTTATCCATATTATTACTATATGAACTAAATTTTAGAATTTTATCTGTATTATTTTGTAAATACCACAATGAATTGTCATCATTATTACCAGTTTTACTAGTTCTTGCTAGAAATTTTTTACCATTTAATCCAGAAGCATTAACACGATATAAATAATACAGTTGTCTACCGTTATCCGATATAGAATTACTAGTATATTTAATTGTAAATTTATTGTATTCTAATTTACTATATGGTATATATGCATATCTTACTACTAATTTACCATTTTCAAATTTTAATTTGAATTTGCCATTATCTGATATCAGCTCGGGAACATCGCTTGGTGATAATTTTTCACCACGATTTAAAATACTGCGTCGTTGTGGATTTTTTAGCCACGAATCAATTGGCATGATTTTATCGGGTCTTCGTAAATTTGTCAATTTCATATTCCATATTTCAGCTTTTACATTGTTATATATTGCTAAATTTCCGTTATTTTCTAATTTTAATACATAATTGCAAGCATTTGGATCTGTACACTTATCACTGTTATTTAAAAACGAGATTGGAGAACTATTTGTTGTTCCGTTATAAAAATACCCAATTACTAATTGACCTGTACTGTCTAAATATATTGTTTTATTTGTAATACCATTATTTGGGTCATTTGCGTCAAATTTTTGACTATATCTATAATCAATTGCTGCGATTTTTCCTGGATATCCTGGGGCTGGATCACCATATGTGTTATTATATACACCATCAATATTCAATTTATTAGTATTTACTAGAGATTGATTAACCTTGGTTGTGTCAAATGATGATGGCACAGAAACCCAATTGTCTTTATAAATAGTTTTAGTCGGTTTAGGTTCAACAAACGACGATTGTAAACGTTCACCGTTTGCATCTCTATATTGATTTCTATCGTATAATTGTCGGTAAATGTAAGGTAAATTGTCTTTCCTAATTGTTTTTTCGGGATCTGTTTCGGGAACAGTTAATGGAATCGGTCTATTTTCTAATCTATCTTTCGGTAATCCATATTTTGAATTAAGTATCTGTAAATTAGAACCAGTTGGAGATAATATATTAATTGGAGACATATCATCAGATGACGACGATACATTATACTTAGCACTTTCATATGTAATTGTAGTAGGAATTTCAGAGGTTTTAAACAATCTCGGTTCATTAACTTTTAATTTCTTAATTGTGTCATAATTTTGTGAATTTGAATCAACGAAGAAACAATGAAACAATGGTTTGCCTCGCATATTTCTTCTAGATCTAACTAACCCAAAATACAATAGTTTTTTCATATATAGTTTGTCAGCATATAGCAATGAAACAAAGTAATTGTGATTTGGAGTGTTTGAAATAATTAAATCTTGTTTTGGTGATAATGCACTTAACAGTGAATTTGTATTAGGAATTGAACTTAAATTTGCAAGTTGTATACGAATAGGATAATATTCATTTTTTTTTAAACTAATACTAAATTTACGACTACCGTCATTTGATATGGTGCGACTGCTAATATCTGCATTATTAATTGTGTAATCATATAATGCATGATCGTCTTTTATCCAAAATAAAGCTATATCTGTATTTAATATAGAAAATGTCCATGTGCCACTAATGTTTGGAACAAAGTAACCGAATAAATCAACCGAAGAATTTGCTTTAATACCGGTATTAAAATCATTTATATAACTTGTAGATGGGGATGTATCTTTGAAAAATTGAACTTCATTCTCAAAATGTCCATTCGAACTCTTTTCAATGATTGATAATCCGGATTGTTTAACAACAGAATTGCTATTAATAAACTTTTCTTCTTCAAATTTCATATTAGACCAAATATTTTTAGCATTCATAAAACACATTTCAATATTATCTTCAACATCCCATTGCTTAGTTGTATCTAAATAACCAGTATTAACATAATTTTCATCATTACACATTGATCCAATATCTATTGGATCAATTTCAGTATCCGAAATTTGTATATATTTATATGTATTATTCTTGGGTAATTCATTAATTTCACCATAATGTTTATTAATTGATGTTAACTTTTGTTCTAAACCTGACATAATATAATTTATTATGATATTATAATTATATTATATTTTATATTTTTTCGAATTTTATGGTTTACATATATCGGAATGTATAATAAATTAGTGAAGTCGCTAAAGTTGTCCATAATAATGTAGCATAAATCGTAGAATCTGTTTCTAGGCGCCTCCTCATAGTTACCGAATTGGTACTATTATTTAATTCATTTAATTTATTATCTAACTCAGTACGTTTTGTAAGAATATCCTTGTGTTTTGTTGACAAATATCCAACTGTTGGAGTAATTTCTTTTGGGTATTTTTCTAATAATTCAATATAATCGTCAACCTCTTTTAATAATCCAGACGAGTCTGTTCCTAATTTGGATAAATAAGTTGTACCATTTTTATCTGCATCAGTACAATCTGTTTGATTCAACGGTGTATTTGTTGGATAATCTGAGTTATATCTGCATCGCTTAAATTTCGCATAAGCTGCATTAAAATCATTCAATCTATTTAAAACGATAATCTCTTTTTCAAATAATTCTTTTTCTTTCAATAGAATACTTTCTTTGGGATAATTGTCTGGATTGTAAAAATCGCCAGGTTTATATCCTTCACTAAAACCTTCGAATTGTATGTTTTGCATACTTTCTAATCCTTTACATTGTTGCAACAAATTTTTTGAGCTGTATGGATTTAATTTTGTTGCCCATATAGATATTCCTTCACTGTTGTAAATTGCTAAATATCCATCATCTTGAATTGCTAATTTATTACCATCCATGCATCCTGTGTTTGTACTCCATAAACTCTTACCTGCTGCATCTTGTAATTCTAAATTGCCATTTTTTCCAAAATTTAATGTTGTTGCATTCGATTTTGATTCTACTCCTGCATTCCATGTTTCATCTGATGAAAATCGAGTCTGTTTTAATCCATTAAAATCATTATAATATTCAATAATTGGTGAATTGTCTGGATTTTTTTTCAATTTGCGAATTGTTAAAACTCCTTCTAAACTAAAAAACAAAATATAATCACCGTTTGTTGATATCAGAGTTTCGCCTTTTTTCATAGAGCTTCCTACATTTAAAAATGAACCATTTTTTAATTCACTTGAATTAATACTTGGAACTTTTGGAGCTAGAGAAATATTTGTATAAACTTGGTTTGTAAAAGAACCACCTAGTGTAGGACAGTTGCCAGTTTCACCATACTTCATAGCACTGTTTATATCATTTCCAATAAAACACTGACCGTTGTTTTGAACACCATAAATGTTTGAATTATTAGAAATTGCGATTTCTTTACATTTTTCATGAGATGATACAGTTCCCATAGATCTTGGAATTGCCCTATTTTCAGTATCTTTATAACATCCAATATGTTTGAAATTGGGGTTAATTGGCTGAAGAGTAATATTTGTATAAACTTGGTTTGTCCATGAGCCACCTAATGTCGGACAATTACCAGCTTCGCCGTAATTTAGAGCTTTTGCTAAGTCATTTCCAATCCAACATTCACCATTATATTGAAGCCCATAAATATTTGAATTGTTCGATATTGCAATTTCTTTACATTGTTCATTACTTGATACTTTTCCCATCATTCTTGGAATTGCTCTATTTCCCGTATCTTTATAACAGCCAACGTATTTAAAGTTAGGATTCGACCTTGGTGGGTTTGGCGGTGGCGGTGGCGGTGTTGGTATTGGTATTGGTGCTGGTATTACTATTGGTTTTGGTATTGGTTTTGGTATTGGCGCTGGTATTGGTTTTGGTGGTGGTGGTCTCCAGAATAATGGTCTCCAGAATGGTCTTGGAGGAGGAGGAGGCGGAGGAGGCCTGCGTGGTGGCGGTGCCCTTCTGCCTCGAGCTCCTTCCTTTATACTTCCATTGCATTTTATCAACGTTAAAATACCAACTAATAATATAATTATTATTGTTAAAATTACTATATTGTTTGTTGATACTTTGTAAAATGTCATTTGAATTATAGATATATATATATATATAATTCAAGAAAATATATGTCTATTATTTATTCATATACAACAACATACATCAAAGTAATACATCAATATACATCAAATTTTTACTTTAATTTTGTAATTTTATATAAAACATAGGCACCTGTAATAAGAATACCTATTCCTAAATTAATGGTTAATAATATTGTATTGTTATATTTGTTTTGTATATTATGTAATCGCTCATTCGATACAATATGTGTTTTTGTAATATTAAATAACTCGTTTGCAAATTTCTTATTATCTGTACATTGTTTACTATCTTCACTACATAAGGTTTCATTATCATAAAAAAAATCCATATTAGAATAAGCTATATCAACATTCGACATTTATTATATATAAATTATATAAATTATATACTATAATATTATTTTTATACGCAAACTCTATAATAATCATATTCGATTGACGTAACACTGTCCCTATTTATTTCACATACATCACCCGGTCGCATGGATAATGCCAATGCTTGCGGATCAAATCTACCAATTTCAGGCAACTGATTTACTGATTTCAAGTTAAATTTTTGCATTAATTCTTCAACCTCTTTTTTTGATAAAATTGACATATTTGGAACTAATTTATGTTCAAGGATATTGAACTGTAATCGTTTTATATTATGGATTACTATAAATATACCACTAGTATTGTATAAATAATTTAATTTTGCAATAATTGTATCATTTGGCTCATCCTCAATGATAATTATTAACGTATCATCTTTTGTTAATATATTTTCAACTAAATATAAATCTTCAATAATATCATCTAATGTTTGAGGACGAATTTGTTTTGATTGTAAATAATATTTAATATACGTTTTTTGTGGTTTTCCAACAGAATCTTCCGATTTACGTTGGACTAACATGTCCAATTGTTCATTCGAAAGCATTGCGTCAATTTCATTGATACTAAAATCGTTATAATCAGATACATCATAATTTTGGTAAGTTTCTAATAAATCTAAAATTGTTTTCCTGGATTTATAAATACGTAATACTTTATTGCTAGATGCCATTTTATAATATAATATACCTATATTTGTATCATATTATATAATTAATTATTTAATTCAATTTTTATGAATCACTTTTTTTTATAACTAAATTACTGAAATCGATATTTTGCGTAGCATTATCATTTACATTCTTTTCAGCCTTACTATCTTTACTTAAAGTACCCATAGTACTTGCCGTTTCTACGTTGTCTTTTTTTATTGAATCTTTGTTTATTACTAATTCATTGAAATCGGGAACACCACTAGTATTATTAGCAGGAGGAACTATATCACCTTTATTGTCATTACCTACGACCGTAATAACTGGCGCAAAGTTAATACTGGATGGTACACTTTGTGGGTATAAAGAACTCATTTGCATATTATCATATGATTCACCGCCCCTAACTACATTTTCAGGACTAATTGATGGGGTCCTTGGAGCATATACAACATCACCTGGTCTATAAATATCTTTTTTCTCTACAACCTTAATATCTGTTTCTGGATTTATTTCACCCTGTATTCTTTTTTGAATAGTTATAGTATTATTTCCAATTTTTCTTATAAACCATTCTTGTGGTTGTGTATCTCCTCGGTAATATACAATTTCACCTTCTTTGTAATCTACCGTCTCTGGCAAAGGTTCAGATTCTGGTGTTTTCTCACTTGACGCGAATGGATTAAATGGTAGTGAACTATTGGTGTTTATATTCGAATCTACTTCTCCTGGTTCTGATTCATATGCAGGTGATACATTTGGATAGTCTGGTGATCCTTCTATGTACTCAAACTCATTTGCTTCTTCTGGTATTTGCGGTAATACAATATTTTCTGGCGTATCCATACCAACCATTTGTTTTGTACTTCTTAAACGAATCTTAATATCATCGGTAACTTGATTTATTGTAGAAAATCCTGTAAGTTTTTCTATATTTTTAGAGAATGACATGTTCTCCAATTGTTGAATATTATCTTCTGTAATAATTCTCATTTGAACATTGATTGTTTGCAATTCTTGAATTAATAACTTCAAACTATATGGTATTGCTACTACACTAAAATCGCGTCCAAATCTTGTTATGTTCTCTATATTCATATCTTTTCCATCCAATGAACCAATAAATCGAATTGGCCCATCCGCCATCGGACTAATGAATATATTTTTAGATGGATTATAAACTGCTAATAAACCAGTTGTATTACATACAGCCATATAATATTTATCGCCTCTTTCCATCATAGATTCGGTTAAAAAGTTAACGGTTCCGTGTGATATTACAGAATCACGTTCCATTTCACCAATTCTTAAACCACCATCATTTGCGCGTCCACTTACCGGTTGTCTTGTTAATGCTGCATTTGGTCCACGAGCACGATAATTAATTTTATCTTTAACCATGTGTTTCAAACGCATATAATAAGTAGGACCTATAAAAATCTCGCTCTCTAACTGTTGTCCGGTCATTCCGTTGTATAAAACTTCATTACCACTTGAATGGAACCCAACGTTGGTAAGCATTTCACCGAATATTCCAATCTTAGAACCTTTGTTGATAAATGCAGTGCAATCGCCAAATCCACCATACATAGAACATGCTTTTCCAGTAATACATTCAACTAACTGACCAATAGTCATACGAGATGGTATGGCATGAGGGTTAATAATAATATCCGGACGCAATCCATCTCTTGTGAATGGCATATCACATTCAGGTATAACTAATCCAACCGTTCCTTTTTGACCGGCACGAGAAGCCATCTTATCGCCAAGATTTGGTATACGAATTTCTCTGATACGAACCTTGGATATACGTTCTCCTTCTTCGCCCTCAGACATGAATGTTTTATCGACAATACCGAGTTGTCCTTTCTTTGGTGCTTTGGAACCATCTACTTTATTTCCATTCCCAGCCTTTGTAGTAATGCCAATTAAAACCGTTTTATCGTCTACTTCAGTACCTTCTCGTATTAACCCATATTTATCAAGACGACTATAATCATACCCTGGTTTTGTACCTACAACGTTCGATTCAGATTCAATATTTGTAAATTTAGATTCAACGATAACGTCGCCTGTTTTATTAATTTCTTCATGTGATTCATATGTAGTATAATATGTAGTATTAAACATACCACGTTTCAATGCACCTTCATTCACTAATATAGAATCTTCCATATTATATCCAGTATAACACATAATTGCTACAATCAGGTTCTCGCCATATGGATTTTCTTCATGATTAATATGTTCCATGAATCTGGATTTAACTAGGGGTATTTGACCATTATTTAATACTACTGCGGTTTTATCCATTCTTACTTGAAAATTGGTATGATACATAGAACAAGCTTGTTTACTTTGCCCACAAGAAAATGAATTACGTGTTGGTGGATTGTTCTCTGGAAAAATAATTAAATTACACATATTACCAAAAATCAACGATTCGTGAATTTCCAAGTGTGTGTAATTTTTCTTAGGATATTCTTCTTGATTGATAGCAATTAATATGTTTTCGCTTTCACTACTATCAATATAGTCAATTACCGCTTTTTTATTAATAAATCGTTCTAATTTTGCAGGGTTTGTTTCTGAATTGATTCCTTCATATAATTCGTGTAATTCATATATGGTATTATTATTTATATTGAATTTTGATGTATCGCGTTTATTATTGAAACCTGCAATCAAATCTTTCCAAGAAAATTCACCGGAATTTAATAATTTTTGAATTTCAGGATATTCGTATGATAATTTACCACTCTCTTCGTCCTTATAAAAAATTGGGCGACATAAACGGCCACCGTCCGTATAAATATAAACCGTGTTTGTTTTAATATCGAATGTAATACTTGTATAAATAGGTAGCAACGCATTTCGTCTGAATAGTTTCATTTTTCTTACACAATCAAATGGATCTAAAATAGAACCTGCCCAATACCCATTAACAATTACTTTTGTCATATTCGATAACATTTTTGGAGAACATTCTTGAACATATTTTAATGATATATTTTCCCGCAACCAACGAATAAATGGTTCTCTATATCCGCTTCCGCCACGAGTAATATAAGTTGTAATTGCCAATGATTTGTGTAAACCAATATTGCCACCATCAGGTGTATCTATAGGATCAATAAACCCCCATTGAGAACAATGTAATAGACGCGGACCAACCAATTTTACACTCGAATCCAACGGTAAATTCGTTTTGCGCAAATGACTTAGATAACTATTGAAAGATAAACGGTTCAGATCTTGGACAACGCCAATGCGTTTTGAATGAGCAGTTGCACCCCAATTACCTTTGAATGCTTTCTTAAAACCGTCTTCTAATAATCTCTTGTCAAATAGTTCATTATAGAACGTTTGAATTAATGTAGGTAAATTATTTGCATATAAATTTTGATTTAAGGTTAAACGTTTATCAAATTCAGTGCGTATAAATTTTTGCTGTATATTATAGTATTCGCGAAATAATTGATACATTAATGTTCCCACCAATTCTACTCGCTTATATTTAAAATTATCTCGATCAGTTGGTTGTTCTAATCCGGTATAAACAGACAATAATCGAAAAACAATATGACCTAGATAATATGCTTTTTCCATAAAATTAACTTCACCAATATGTGGTAAAAAGTAATCAGATAAAATTTCCAAAGCATGTTCTATACGTTTACCTTTTGTTAATGATGCAATATATTCTAATGCCAAACGTTGTGTAAGTATTGCGCCAGCATCATGCACACTTGGAATAAATAAATCAATCATATGTTCATATTTTTCCAAATCTAACAAGCATGTCTCAATAATCGATTTATCTGATAATATTCCCAACGCACGAAATACAATAAACAGTGGAACTGGTTTACGAACGTTTGGAATATTCACTACAATATTTTTAAATGTGAAGGTTTTAGTAGGAGCTACAATTTTTACTGAAAGAGTTCTTATCGGTTTAGCTGCGTTTTCAGATACACTTCGTATTTCAGCGGAATATAAATATTCGGAATCAACTTCTTCCTCGGATTCATCTGGTTTACCCATTTTTCGAATATAAAGCATATTGTCTGCAAACACTTCTTGTGGAATGACTGTTTTTTCTTTTCCTTGAATTATAAAATACCCGCCTAAATCTTGTCTACATTCTCCCATAGTATGACGAATATCGGGATTGAGTCCACGTAAAATACAAAAATCGGATTGGACCATTATTGGAAATTTACCTAGATAGACTTTTTCAATTGTAATAATTCTACGTTGAGTATTTGGTGAAATCATGGATTTTTCAGTAGCTTCGCGCATAGCAGTTGACATTGCTGGTGTAATTTTATATTCACGCTGTACACGTTTTGTTCTTGTAATTTTTTTAGGTGCTCCTCCAGTGGTTTGTCCTAGATTTTCATTTTCTACTTTATATTCACCACTTTTAAAATTTGAAAATTTAGGTTCAGATGGATAATCATGAACAGTTTCTTCATGCAATTCTAAGAAATCATTCCCACCGCCAATTACATTTGGCGTTTCACCTGGTTTCAATATATCAATGTACTCTACGTCAATATCATAGTGAATAGTCATACCATATGTCATATTTCTTAATCTAGCTTCATTTGGATACATATAATGAACATTATCGTTATCGTCATATATAATTGGTTTTCCAAAATATAATTTATCACCATCTTTTCCACCGAAGTACATTAAACATTGATTCCTATAATCATCAATTTCTTCATCGTAGTTTGAATTAATGCGGAGTGGATTCGTTTCTTTAAAAATTTTAAATATTTGATTTTTATAAAAATCATTAAATGATTCAAGATGATGCTCTACTAAACAATTTGGATTTTCTTTAAAATATTTATCAATTAAATTCCAAATAATAGACTCGTCCATCTGTTTTACTAATATAATATTTAGCTATATTTATTTCTACGTTGTTTTGTAGTTATAATCATATTATTACAAAAAGTAAAAATGGTCGAAATTCAAATAAAAATATTGTATTATAATATAAAAGTCCAAAATGGCAGATATCATGGAATTATTGTTTAGTCCTTTACCAAAGAAATATTGCGATTACTTTTATTTCGTATCCGTTTTCATGTATATTATATTTTTATTTTCAGTATTTAGTTTCATTGGATTATTCTTGTCAAGAAAATCACTTCCTTTAACCGTATACGGTTTAAACCTATTTGTTGTAATTTATAATTTTGTACTTTACTTTGTAGCACGTCTTTTATACTCAATGTGTGTTAATTCACTATAATATTGTAAATAGTAAAGAATAGCGGTTAAACAATTATATTTTTATATTTTTCAAAAATATAATAGAATCTTTTTCTTAACACTATCATAATGGATATTTTATACTATTCTAATTATGACCCAAATAGCGCAAAAATATTACAATTTTTAGTGAAAGGAAATTTAATGAATGAAATCAATGCGATCTGTATTGATAAACGTAAACGTGATCCGAGAACAAATCAATTACTAATTGTTTTAGAAAGTGGACAAACTGTGCATTTGCCTCCAAATATTCATTCTGTTCCTGCTCTTTTATTGGTAAATAAAAATTTCCAACTTGTTTTAGGAAATGATATTATTCACCACTATGAACCAAAAATTAAAGAAAAATTAGCAAGTGTTAATTTTGGAAATGGAGAACCTTTAGGATATTCGATGAATGTAATGTCCGGTTCGGGGGGTTCTAATATCGTCTCTGAACAATTTACTTATTTTAATATGTCGCCAGAAGAATTAAGTGCAAAAGGTCGTGGAGGAAATAGACAAATGTATAATTATGTTACTGTTGGAAATGATTCAAACTATATACAAACTCCACCTGATACTTACAAGCCCAATAAATTATCCAATGGTATAACGATTGAATCTTTGCAACAACAACGCAATATGGATATTCATCCGCCACAACAACCACAAACGCAACCGCAATTTCAATATTAGTAAAAGTATAAATAATAATATTTAACATCTATATAAAAAAAATTTACATATAATATTAATACGCCGCGAAATGTCGAATAAAACTACTATTTTAAGAACATTCAATACACATTTTGTTGATTTTATTGATGATATTATTAAAGTAATTCCAGAAAATTTGGATATTTTAGCAGCAAAGTCTTTTTTTGAAATTACAAAGAAAGCTAACCCTACTCTTATTGTAAAAATCTGGTTTAGTTTAATTTATTCACCTTATTCTACAATAATCGATTCAGGTGATTTAGAATTCTTTATAAATAAAAACTACGCAGAAGATTTATCGAATGTACAAAATTCAAAGGAAATACTAAAAGCAATTGATTCATTACGTGATCCAATCAGAAACATGAGTGAAACAAATAAAGAACATTGTTTAAAATACATACAAAATTTATGTAAGCTTTCTGCTGTTTACAATTCCATGTAAAAACCGATATAATCTCTCATTTATTTATTTATAAATATTAAAAAAATATTTATAAATAATATAAGATAATAATATAAGATAAAATGCTTAGAACAATAAGTATTATAAGAAGAATAAATGATGGCAAATATTTTAAAGTAGTTATGCATCCGAATTTGATAACAGAATTAAACAGTCCAAATCCAAATGATTCAAAAGGGGAAGAGAGACCAATGCCTTCTCACGATCTTGATTTATTATTGAATAACGGTTACGAATTATTAGTTAGCGGTGTTGTTAATAGAGTTAGGTCTAGTAATAGAAGTAGGTCTAGTAATAGAAGTAGGTCTAATAATAGAAGTAGGTCTAGTAATAGAAGTAGGTCTAGTAATAGAAGTAGGTCTAGTAATAGAAGTAGGTCTAGTAATAGAAGTAGAGGTAGTAGTTATAGTAGTAGTAACACAAGTCATAGAAGTAGAGGTACTGGTACTACTAAAAGTATGAGTACTATAAGTACTATGAGTAGTAAAGGAGGAAAGAGATCACGTAAAAATCAAAAATAAAACTATAAAAAAAGACGCTAACTTTATTCAAAATAAAATTCATAATTTTTCACATCAAGAATTAAATAATAAAAATCACATAGATTTATATTGTACATCAAATAACCCTAATCAAGTAAAAATATCTGATAATAACTATTTACCAATATGATAGATATCTAATAAATTATTTTACATTATCGGTTTGGATTAGTTGTTGAATAAAAAATAGACACTTTTGTGCCTATTTTTTTATTTTTTAGTTAATATGTATTTATAGATTTACAAAATATATAATTTATTCATTGTTCAGCTACTATTTCTGCATCCATATTTTCTTGATTATTTGATTGTTGATATTCGCGATTTTTATAATTCAGATGATACAATTGTTCTTTTGGTTCCATAGAATTAAACCAATCGGCTACAATTTTATGAGTAATAATTACTGGCGTTTCGGTTTGAATTGATTGAACATGAATTTCATGGTGCAATTTGAAAATATGTCTGAAAATAGGTTTTGGAATACGAATTTCTTTACCCTGTTTCTTAACATAATAAATTACATATGCATCATGGACATTGCGTATAAACATTGCAGATTGTTCGCGAAATTTATAAAATACCTTCTTATACATCGGAAAATAGAACAGAAATTCATTTATTTTGCCAGCTTTGTATAGCGATAGGAAATGATATTGTAGATTTGGATTATTACCGCGTATTTCTCTCAATTGTTCATATGATTTATTCATTATAAATGTGCGCATACCTAACTCTAAGTCAGTAATCATTAACCCAACCAAATTAGCCGTTTTTCCAAAATGACTGCAATATTGATTTTCCAAAGATTCGTATGTATCGTTTTCACTAGTTTTTAAAACTCGAGGAAAGCGAATTAAGCCATTGAATGCTTTGATTTCCGGCCATTCCATGAATTCAGATACAGGAAACCCATATACTTTATGTGATGTTAATGCTGAACTACAATCATACACGGCTACAAGATATAGCGTAGGTCTGGCGATTTTTAAAACGATATGATTTTTAGGATGTTGCATTACAAAACTATACGAGTAATTTTTGGGTAATGATTGTAGTATTACAGCGTCATTCAAACATATGGAACTATTTTCACCACAAGCTTCAATAAACATTTGGCGAAATGTTAATTGTTCTTGTTGTTGAATGTCAGATACGTCATACTGAGTTCTGAAAAACCAGTAATTGCCACCCACTGCAGATTTTGTAGCAAGTTCCCATCGGTCTAAACGGGTATCCCAAAATAAATTAATCATTGTTCCCTCGATAATTTCATTAACGTATATATTGTCTTGGTCGACTTTAGGGAAACGTTCTTTAAATGAATCAATTGGAATAGATTTAGGTGGTGCAAAACTTAGAATGTTGTTCGTATCTGGATCTAGTACAACAGAACGATAATGCCCATTCATTATATCATCATTGCATAAAATATCTTTGTCGTAATTTAAAATATTATAATCGGTACCTTCACTTGTTTTATATGTTTTTGATTTAATTTTGTTTTCATCATAGTTAACAGGATTAACTGAAAATGAGATTTGTATATTTTGTACTTGAGTAGAGTTCATTTTAAATGATTTTAGAGTAAACTTATATTATTCGACTTGAATTTGAACTTATATATGATAACTTTATTAACGAAAGAATATTTGGAGGATAACTTATAATTGCTGGAGAAATATGTATTAATAATTTTTGTTAAAAATATTAAATCAATTTTTAACAAAAATACAAGACAAAAATAAATTTAGAATTAGATATATATACACTATAAAAGTAATATGGATATTGAAATTACAAGTGTAAATGAAAATGAACAACAAACTACAGTTATAGAAAAAAACGGGATAGAATTAAGATTAGGGGATATAATTGAAATACAATCCCCTACAAATTTAGATTATCATGAAAATACATATTACATTGAATATATTGATGAATCAAGAATCAACCTCATTAATGTATCGAATTTAAAAAAACAGATGCTTACATTATCAGAAGATGGTAAGCTAAATGACGAATCAATTCTATCGATATATTTATTAGATAGAGATGAAAATGAAGGCTATGCATTACAAAATAATCTTCTACCTCATACATGGGTTGATATTCATATTGGTGGTGATACTCCAAAAATTATTACAGGTGAAATTACAAATTTGGAAGAAGATATGATTGAAATTACTAGTTTTCCTGAATTAATTACATTTTATATTGATTTTGAATATAAAGGTATTCTTGAACCATTTGAAAAATTTGTTATAAGAGAAAAACCATCAACTGCTCCTACTAATTTAAAAGCAGCCGAAGAAGGAGAAATATGCGAAATACCGTTTGATTCAAAGGCTACAATTGAGTATACTGAAACAGGTGAATCTGTAATTAATATTCCAGAAAACGCAATGGTAGATGAAAATATCCGCGAAACATTGCATTCTATGTATTTGGATGCAAATGATATCATCTTTGGCGAAGAATTAGAAGAAATACAACAACTTGTTGAATTACCGGAAAGCGAAAAGAGATATGGTATAGAAATTCAAGCCAATGATTTATTGGATGAATTATTATCCACTATTTCAAATTCAAAAAGAAGTAAATCAGTTATGAACAACATTCATAATTTAATTGAAAGATTTAAACAGTTGCGAAATAAATTTTCAAAATTTGATGAAAATAATAATATAATAGGCGCAATTCAAGTAGGCGCTTTACATAAACCATTGATTGAACGCATTCGCAATTTAGATACCAAACTTCAATGGTTAGTTCCGGTTGTAGCACAAAAACGTAAATTATATATGGAATCGGATGAAGATGAAATTTATAAAGATATAATTCCTACAAATTTAGCTACAGAATTAACGAAGCAAGAAAATTTATTTGATGAATATTATAAAGGTGCATCTGCAAACGCACATAATGGCTCAACGAACAAGCATAGTCAATTGTATTCTAATATGGATAAATACAACAATCCATTTGTATCAGAATCAACTAAGAATGATGGGCTTATTGACCAACAAGAGGTGTTAACTAATATAGATGCGATTGTTAATAATTTGGGTGATTTTTATAGTACAGTATCCAAAACAGAAAAGAATACAAGATTCATGAGTCAAACTAAATATGTAATACAGCGTTATAACTTGGGGTTAAAGAAAAAAGAATTGAAAGTAATGAAATCTGGCAGAACTGTATATTTTAATAACAATATGACACCAAACGATACTATGACAATTAAATCTTTAATCATGCTTCCTGAACCAGTAATGAAATTTTCACAAATTGAATTACCTGGAACAAATATTCTAAAACGTGTTAATATTCATGAAAATAATAAATATATTTCATTATTTCGATTACTGCGTAAAAATACAGATATATCAACACATATTGTTGAGAACTTAGATAAAGAAATCGATTATGAAGGTATGGAACAAGATGAAAACAATAGTTTTTTATCGAATATAAAAGAGTACTTATTAGAAGAAGAATTTGACAACGAACCAGATAAATTCAATAAATTTTTGAATGTAGTAATTCCAAAAACTCGTTCAATTATTCGACTAGTTCGCAAATACATAAAAGATAAACTATCGTTTGTCGAAATTGTGAAAGAATTAGAACCATTTATGATTTACAGTGAAGATATAACTTATCAACAATACAATGAAATACGATATTTAATAAAAGAAAAGATTTCAGAATTTAATATCGAGTATTTAAAAAAATTAAAAGAATTCAACGCATTACGCGATATTCGAACAAACGTATCTGCAAGAATGAATGATATTGAAAATGTACTATTTAATCAACGCGAATTGTTAGAAATGTTTAAAGATGGATACAAATTGAAAAATGTTGATTTTGATAAAATCGCAAATAGTGAGGTTTTGGCAAAATTGATAAAGATGGATCAAAATACCCTATTTTCTGATTTAATTACTGTAATGACAATGAAAAACTTAACCAGTCCAACTAATTTATTGGATGCATTTGAACCTGCCAAATTAGATGATATGTCAAACCTTGAAAAAATTAAACCAAAAGATTGTGTTAGAAGATACTTAGCAAAACGATACACCAATATTAAAGATTTAAAATCCGATAATAATAATGATGAAGTATATTACGACAAAGAATTAGATGATACGCCATATTCGATATTGGATAAATATGCTACTGAAAAGAAAACAATGTCATCATCTACTTATTTCGAATTTTTAACAGAGACATTGATTTCAAAACACAATGTTGAAGCTAATTATGCCAATGAATTAGCTACAAATTTAATTGCCGGTAAAAAAACAGTTAAAGATGGCGAATATGCAGTTTTAAGTTTACAACCAACATTATCGCCTGATATAGATTATAATAATTTAACAGAAAAAGAAAAGAAGGATATTGAATTAGAAGCAAAAATGCGTGAAAAGAATGGTTATTACTATCGTGTTAAAGATCAATGGGTACATGATTCAAATATCGATTCGGAATCATTTATTGATACAAATACATTGTTTTGTAATATACGCGAAGATTGTTATAAAAATAAATCCAATAATGTATGTGAACCCAAACAAACAGCACAACATCGTTTAGAAGATTTAACAAAATCGCGCATGGTCAAAGAATTTGAAAATCGTATAACCATGTCATTAGAACAATTAGAAGGAGTAGTGAAGAAAAGACTTACTGATGATTTCAAGAAAATCCACAATGAAACAATGTTGCGCGAAATTCGAATGACAAAATATAATAACTATGTCTACGAATTGGGTAAAATGACTATTTCATCGGAAATTATTACCTCTCCTCATACAAAATTGCGTGATTTAATATTAGCTCAAGACGATTTTTCAAAAAAACAAGAAGATATATGCAAATTTGTTGAGATGTTTTGTCGAGAACCAATGATAGATGAATTAAAAGAAGATATGCATTGGTTATACTGTAAAGATACAAATACAAAACTATTACCAAATAGTTTATATAAATTAGCAAATGCATTTTTCTTACATTCGACAGATGAATATATACGGATATTAAAAGAGTTGTGCGCATCTCAAGGATCACTAAGTGATGATGGTGATTCAATTGTAGATAAATACAGTGGTTATACACTGAGAAAAATAGATTTTATTACAGAAGATGAATATACAGAAGAAGGTTTTCGAATGATTACTCATAGTATTATTGAAAAAGATTTGAACGCAAAACTTACAGAAATGTTTTCTGGTGAAGATTCAAAAAAAATAAATAAAACGATACTTTTCGAGAACGACCTTAACAAAATGATATATAATATTACAGATAGTATATGTTCTAATATAGGAATACCCACTGATTCTATAGAAGATTTTGTTATAAGAACAACAAATGAAATTATGAATAAAAATATACAACCACCTGAATTATATGAAGAAAATGCAAAAAAAATGGAGAAAAAACGCGGTGTACGCCCAATACCATATGAAATATATAAAAATCGATTAATGTTTTGGATTATTGGATCATGTATACTAATATCTATACAAACCGCAATACCATCATTCCGTGTAAAAAAAACATTTCCAGGATGCATTCGTTCATTTAGTGGTTATCCATTATCAGGTGGCGTTGAAGATACTACGGGCATTGAATATATTGCATGCGTAATGTTTAAAATGACAAATCCTTCTGATAGAAATACTACTAAGAGTAAAACTGCAGTTGAACCATGGAATGCAATTGACAGATTAAAATTAGAAGATTATATAAAAAAGATTCGTGAAACAATCGAAAATTTTTTTATTCCATCGCGAAATGATATTATGGATATGTATACATCTAAACGGGAGTATTTGATTCTTCATCCAAATGAAGTTGTTCCAGAAGAACATAGTATCGATAAATGGCGTTATTTTTTACCTCCGGTAGTTAAATTTACTATGGGTTCATTAACTCCAGTATCGCGTGATTTTGAAAAAGATCTATTTGAAATGGTTAGAAAAGGCCATAAAGATCAACGTAAATATTTAAATATTATTAAAACAAAAGGCATTTATTACGGTTATGGAATAGTAGAATTAATAAATAAAATCGTTCACAAGAGAGATCCAGTATTAAAAACTGCTAGTAAAGAACCATTCTTAGAAAATGCATGCTGTACCGAATCTTTCATATCAAGACCAATGGATTTTTTCATAAAAAATGATAACACTATTAACAATTACATTCAAATATCAGACAACATATATGAACTACTAGATGAATTCAGACAACTAGCAAAACCATCTCTATTATACCATAAAGAAATTACCAGAATAAATTATCCTGTTATTTCTCAATCCATATCGGAACAGGATATATATGGTGCTTTTATTCACTATTGTCATTTTGATAAAGAACTTCCAATACCATATGAATTACTACCTATTGTTTCCGAAAAACCCATTGGATATCCAATAAAATCATCTTTGTTAGATAAGATTGAATTTTTAAAACAAAACGGTAAACGTTATAAATTAGAAGATTTGCAACAACTGATGACAATTATACGTAATGATAATCGAATTACTACAAAACCGATATTAAAATATACACACGTTGATAGATTGATCGATTTATTACAAACATTTGATGCAAGAGAATCTGATATAATCGATACAAAATTCCGTGAACATTTACGTAATGTTTTAACATCATATAATCCAAATGCAATGGTAGCAGAAGAACGAGACGAATTAAAAAAAATGAAAAACTATTTATCGGGTGCAAACGAAAAAATGTTTTATTCAATAGTACGTTTCTTTGATACATATGGAAATTTATCCAATTCACGATATGAAAAAATGCAAGATTTTTTATTAGAAATAACAGATACAAATTTATCAAGTCGCGATGCGATGTATACTATGACTACATTCATACAAAATTCTATTTATTCTATGTCAAAAGTATTCCCACAAATGATTTTAACCGGAACTATATTTGAAACAATACCAAAACATTGGCAATTATCAGACATTCATATAAGGAATCTAAACAAAACGGTTTCTGATTTTTGGAGTAATATAAAAGAATTTCATGGAGATAAAGTGCTAAGTCAACTGCTAGAAGAAGCTCAACCTCGATTAAACGATTTATTTTTGTTAGTGAATGAGTTTCCAGTTTATTCTCCAGTCGAAAAGAACGACCATATATTTTATTCTATATTTGATAATGAGTCGATTAATATGATATATATCTATTTTTGGTATTCTTGTTTATACGATTATGTTGTTTGTGCAAATGATCCTGCATTATTAAGAACCGATATAGAAGAAATTAAGAGTCAATATAAAACAGAAATAGCCAAAACGAAGAATGAAGCCGATCAATTGAGTGGAATTGAAGAAAAAAATGAAGAAGAATTTGACTATGGTCAAGAAATTGACATACGTATTGGTAATGTAGAAGAATTAAAAACGAGGGTAGCAAAACTATTAATTACATTTTTAGACATAGAAAATGCTAATAAATCCATTGTATTGTCTTATTCAGAAATATCCAAAAAAATACGTAAATCAAAAAGCAAGGAAAAGGAGAAGTTAGTGAAAGATTTAGGCGATATAGACAATGATGACCGCGCAATTGAAAAAATGTTCATGAAATATAAAATTGGTAGATGGAATGTAGGATTACAAAAAGGATTAGTTAAATACGATCCAAAAACATATGACCGAGAAATCATGGAAAATGATATGGAAGAATATAACGATAACGGCATGGAAGCAGATGAATTAGAAAATGCAGAAGATGTAGAAATATCGAATGAATATGATAACGAAGGTTTGGAAATACAACAATTTGGTGAAGACTATCAAGATGGTGATTTTTACGGAGATCATCGTGAAGATGAAAACGATTTTGGAGATTGGTAAAAAAATAAAATTATAGTTATAATTTTCATTATAATTTTATACTACTATATTAGATTATAGAAGCCTAGTATTAAATGTTTTTAACAAAAAAGTTTGTAAGAATTCATAAAGTGAATATTGCAATTTTTATATTTTTATTGTCTTTCACTTTAATTCATATCATAAAACCGTCATTAATATATAATAAAGAAGGCGGGTTTCGACCATTTGGTTTAGGATATAAACATAAAACCGTAATACCAATTTGGGTAATTTCAATTATTATCGCTATTTTTTCTTATTTAGCAGTTTTAAGCTATATCATGTTTGGATAAATAATATATATCAAGATAAATTATTTATTAGTGAAATCAATCTATTCGCTTCCAAAATAAGCACCTTTTCCAATCTTAAAATCACTTAAACGAGTAATAATATCATCATTCTTTTTGATAATTTCACGAATTAAGTCTTTGATCGATATCATTCCAATGAACTCTTCATTTTTATCGTCAATTATTAACAAATGACGAATATCTTTGAACATCATTTTGCTCATGCAGGTTTCGAGTGAATCCTGTTTTCTAGCAATAATAATCGGTTCATATGTGCATATATCTTTCACTTTAGTTTCTGAAATATTCTTATCGAATGAAGTTTTTGCAATAAAATCACGTTCAGAACAAACTCCAACTACCTTATTTTCTTTGTTTGTTACTGCAAGACAACCGATTTTGAAAGCAGAAAAACGGTGAATTGCTTCACGAACCGAAGCGTCTTCACTAATTTTGAAATCTACTTTATAATAACACGATCTCTCAAATACATTTAGTGCTGATGGCTTAAGTATAGTATTTACTGTAGAAAATCCACGCCTTAACATTTTTATATTATTAAATACATAAAAATGTTTTTATACCTTTTTACATTTCAAATGCCGACATATTATTTTTTTATTAAATATAATATTTTATCGTTATCAAAACAATTTCTATTTTCATGATGACAAATAACAAATGTATGAAATTCCCATATTTCTGTATCAATAACATAACTATTTATATGTTGGTTTCTAAAAATATCTTCAATTAGTAACATACCACCAGGTTTTAAATATTTTGAAACTGTGTTAATAATATTATTTTGGTGTTCAATATTATGAGTGCTATCATCAATAATTATATCAAACATTACGTTTGTTTCCTTAAATGATAAATCAAGATATTCAATATTATTAACATCAGTATGAACAAATTTAGTATTTTTCAAATTAATTTTTTTAGCATTTTCTATCTTTTTTTTATGAAATTCAAAAGCATAAACATTACACTTTTCAGAAAAAAAAGTATTCCAAGTTAAAAGACTTGCCCCTGCTTCTATACCTATTTCAGCAAAATTTAAAACCGCATTCTTATATTTTGAAAACAACATTGAATATAGTGCGGTATAACCTTTTCTATGCCCACAACAAACACTATTTAATGCAAATGGTGATTTATCTGTATTCATTTCACTACCAACTTGGCATAATTCAGTTTTGCAGAATGTTGAATCTATATATATAGTTTTTCCACAGTTTTGTAACATTATATATATATATATGTATATATATATTTATAAACCCTTTTATAAATAATCGGCGTTTGAAATGTAAAAAGGTGTAAATGAGAAAAGGTGTAAATGAGAAAAGGTGTAAATGAGAAAAGGTGTAAAACTAAAACCCAGGCGAATCAGTAAATATTTGAGTTTGCTGAACGCTATCTCCACCTCCAATACCTAACAATTGATTAAATGTTCCGCTCATTTGAAAAAATAAAAAAATCGGCAAAAATGCGGATGAAAATACTACAAATGCATCACGCACTAGATACTTAAGTGGTCTGGTTTCTTTTTCAACGTATTTCATCATTACTAGTTTAATAATAAAAAAAATAATTGCAATTGAAATCGCTAATAACAAAATTTTCTCCATATCGTTGGATTCCTATACTAAAATATCAAATAATTTAAATTGATATTTTACGCATTTATACTAGTTCTTCGATATCATCTAATAATACTTCTACATTACTATTTTTATCCTTTTTATCAAAATCAAAAATGTCTAAATCGTCTAAATTTATATTGTCTGTATGAATTTGAATTCTATCATTAATATCACCCTCTTCTTCTTCCTCTTCCAATTTACGTTGTATAGCCCTAGAAGTACTTATTTCTTCTAATCGTTCGATTGTTTTCGGTGCATTCACATGTCTTACATCACCCGACATTGCATCTTGAACACTGTCATAATCATTAAATGACAAACGTGTTATAACCGGTTCATTATCTATATTTTGAATAGCAGGAACTACCGCAGGTAATTCGGGTTCCGATTTTATTTCTTCGGATTTAGTTTCGGGGATGTCTTCTTTATTATCGACTTCATCTACAATGTTCTCAATAATTACTTCTTCTTCTTGTTCGACACTTTCATCCATATATGCACGAATGATTTCTTCTGTTGGAATACTCTCGCGAATAGTAGTTAAAATACATTCTTGTACAATCAATTCAAGTTCTCTTGAATTTCTTTGTGCCAACAATGGAGAAATATTTTTTTCAAATAAATAAACATTTGTGTAGACTTTACGTGCTACATGTATATATACTTTGTGAATGAAATTGTCTAATTTTGGTATAGATATATCGATCTTTTTCTGTTTATTTCCAACACGAATACAGGTAAGTACTTTCAATTGAATAATATGCACACATGTAATTAAATCTTCTAAATAATTGCATCCACTTCTTTCAATAATACGCCTTCTTTCTTCTTCAATTATAGTTTGATTCCACTTTGGAACACGGGATAATAGATTTTGATATGTCATTAAATATTTACCCAATTCATCATTATCGGCACATAATTTCCATGATTCGTTAAAGATCGAGCGAATACCTTCAATGACTAAAGGTGTAAAAATACTTACCAGACGACTACACCACTCATTTTTGGATTCTTGTAAATTAGAAAGAACAAAATCGTCCATGATATAATCTTACTTACATTTTTTGCATATTGTTTAAACGCGTTAGTCTATATTTTTGTAATCATATTCTAGAAACAATATGTATTTCATTAGCAAAAATGAAATCTAACATGTATAACATCAGTAATTTTTCACATCTAAATTCGGATTTAACTTTATGAAAACAGAGTTCTATATTGGAAATTTCAAGATTAGACCACTTATCATTTGCTTTAATAAAGTCGATTAAATCTAAACAAGAATATCCTTGTTCATATGCATCACAACTAAAAGTAGATAACATCTCATGATTTATTTTTTTATTCAAAACTTTTCTTTCAATTATCGAATTAAACCTCTTTTCGAACCATTCTGTTTTTTCTTTTTCCAATTCGAAGAATTGGAATTTTTTATTTAAATTGTATTCATGCAAATTTACAATTTGGCCGTTTTCCATATATTCTGGAACGAAAATTTCACAAAATCTTGATAATATTGGGTTCAATAATTTATGCTTGTTCTCCACTACTATAAAAAAACGTGTATTATTGCTAAATAATTCAATGCATCTACGAAGTGCAGACTGTGCATCATTTGTTAAACTATCTGCATTAAATAATACAATGGACTTGAATTTAACGCCAGTATTGGATTGTAGATTTGCTTTTGCAAAAAATTTTAATTCTTCGCGAATGAATTTGATACCTTTTCCATGAGAACAATTCACAAATATTACGTTGTTTTTTATTTTTTGTTTATCGTTGTTATAGATTTTATAAATAAAATCGTAAACTAGGGTCTTTTTACCACATCCAGAAGAACCATGAAAAATAATATGTGGTATTTTATTATTTCTATAAAAATAGTCTAATTTTTCGCTTATATCTTGATGTATAGGAAGTCGCGTCTGAGTATTTGTATTATCCATATATTATTCAATAAGTAAGAGTTATATAGTTTAGTGTAAAATTTCTATATGTATGTTTAAAAAATATATATTAAATAATATGTATAATAAGTTATATAATAATAAGTTATAATAATAAGTTATATATGAATATTATTTCTATATTTTCTGGAAGAAAACCAAATATTGAAATCCTTAAAAAATATTTAACAAAGGCTTTAGAATTAAATATAATCAACGAGGTTCATTTTTGGAATAATACAAGAAATTCTTATGATGAAGATTATTTAAAAACAATTAGTAATTTAAAAAGAACATCATCTATAGGAGAAGGTAATTATATTTTAATTACCCCAATAATATCAAATAATTCTTTTAACTTAAATGTAAAAGCATCTAACGATATTCATATTAAACTAACAAATTTAGATATAGAATATGAGATTGTTTTAGGTGGTTGGGATAATACAAAATCAGTTATTAGAGAAAATAATAAAGAAATATGTAGTTTAATCCAAAATAATGTCGCAGATAAAAATAATTATAATAATTTTAAAATCATTATTAATAATGGTATATTGAATATAATAAAGAATAATGAACTATTAATATATCAAAGAATTGAAGATAATTTTATAATAAAAAAAATATATTTCAAAACAGGTTATAATTCAGTAGGAGATTTGACGTATAATACTACTCAACATACTGGATTTTATTTTATGGATACTTGTGAAAAAAATTGGAAAAATTATTACAATTATTATAATGACAAACAATTTGAAAATGATATCATAATAAAATGTGATGATGATATTGTTTTTATTGATTTGTATAAATTGCCTAAATTTATAGATTTTATTAAAAAGAATGATTATGATTTAGTGTTTGCTAACATAATTAATAATGGCGTTTCTGCTTATTTTCAACAAAATAAATATAATTTAATACCAAAAGAAATAATGGATTTAGAATATCCACCAAATGGGGTTTGTGGTTCATTATGGGAAAGTGGAAAAAAAGCAGAACTTCTGCACGATTATTTTACTAAAAATTATAAAAAATTTTTAGATTATGAATACAATAATGAAATTATACCAATAAATACTCGATTTAGTATAAATTTTTTTGGATATAAAGGAAAGAATTGGCATAAAATTAAAGATTGTTATTACGGAGATGATGAGCATAATTTAACCGTAGATTATGTTTGTAATAGACAATTTAATAATATTTTATATAGCGATTTTTATGTGTCACATTTATCATTTTTTAAGCAAAATGAAACTGGAATTAATTTAAATAAACTTATAGATAATTATAATGAATTATATATTACAATAGAAGAAAATGGGCGGTGTAAATGAGAAAAGGTGTAAAAAAAATATTTATTATAAATATTTATTATAAATATTTATTATATATATTTATATTATATATATAATGAATAGTACTACACCAAAGATTAAATACATTCGTTGCGCCAAAGGTACTCGCAGACATAGAAAAACAAAGCAATGCCGTTCGGTTAATCGCAAACGCTGTCCAAAAGGCTCTCGTAGAAGCAAAGGAACTGGTAAATGTGAGAAAAAAACTGCCAAATAAGCCTCAAATATGTGATATTATATAATATATATTATCATATATAATATCATATATGGTGGTTGGGTATGATTTTGTAATACCGGTTTGTAGAAACAATATAATTATACGGACTACAATCGAATCCGTAATATATAACTATTCACCACGTTGTATATATATTATTACAAATTCAACCGACAAAGAAATTTTAGAACAAAATTGCAAAAAATGGGAATTATCAAAAACCAATATTGTAGTTTTAGATGAAAATAGTTTTTTTATGAAAACATACAATTTATCTCGGGCGGATATCAATAACTGGTATACATGGAAAGATGCGAATTCTAGGGAATTTGGTTGGTGGTTTCAACAAATTCTAAAATTAGGCGCATTTCAACAAATAGAAAATCTATCCGACCCATATGTCGTATGGGATTCGGATTTAATCGTGTTAGATAAATGGGAATTGTTCCCGACAATTGGAGAACATACTATTCCGCGGTTCGCAATATTACAAGAATCCGCAAAGAATGAATTAAATCGCGTTCAGTATGCGGATTCAATAAAAAACATAATTGGCTTGGATGTAATTGAACCCACCGGCGGTGGAACTTTTGTACCACATCACTTTATATTTCATCATCGCGTTTTGCAAAATATGTTCCAATATATTGAATTCAGTAATATTTGCGAATTAGGTAATAAAAATTGGATGCAGTATATTATGGAATTATCTTCAACGTATTACCGATTTAGTGAATATAAATGTGTAGCTACCTATATGAACACATTTTTTCCAGAATTATTGCAATATTATACATTTCATGAATACGGTAAGCGCGGAATTCGTTATAGGGAATCTGTGTTAATTATTGAAAAAATTCGAAAAGAGTTATTGAGTATAGATGATTTCGGGATTTCGCGCATCGATTTCATGAATTTTGTAGAGAACTGTTTCGACAATATACCGTCATACATTCAAATAGAACATGTATGAAGACTTATTGTGTAAATAAATTATGTAATTATATAATATATTATATGTCATCTCCGAGAACTCGCAAAACACGAAAAAATGTATCTTTTTCGAATAATAGATATGTACGTTCATTTTCACCGGTGAATCATACTATAAAAAATATTTTATTCTATAATAATAGCGATTATGACAGATTTAAGGTAGACAGACGCAAAGAACGTACCGAAAAATCAGTCGAATCTAAACCAAAACCAGATCCAACCAAAAATATTATATTTACAAATGATGCAGAAGATGATGATACAATAAAATTACCCAAGGGTTATGTAAAAAAATCGAGATATGGTTCTGGTGGGAAAAGGAGAACATACAAGAAACGAAGAAATTAACCATTTTTAACTATATTTAACTGTTTTGTAAAAATAAATCTTTCATGATACATAGTTTTGCGACGCAAATTACAACTTAAGCATGCGATTTCCACATTATTTTTATTATGCCCATAATTATTATCAATTCTTTCCAATGACCATTGTTTCGGTTCTCTTACATGTTCGTATAAGATTTTCATGTCTTGTTTGCAATAATAGCATTTCAACACGGATTTTTTTATTAAATCAACTGTGTAATCCAAATTAACAAAATCCGTCGCCGAGAACAATGATTTTTCCAAATCTTGCCCTTTATATCCATTGATCTTTTGTTGGATTTGTTGAATCATCATTTTATATACAGGCAATTCTGTATTTTCCGTATTTTGCGAACTAAGAATATCATATTGAATTTGAGTAGTATAGTACTCAGGTTGGAGAACTTGCTGCCATTTATCGGTTTGTGCGACGACTCGCACTTTTTTTTCTTTTTGTGTATTTATTTTTTTCGAATCATGCTTTTTTGGTTTTACTTGTTGCGAATTATCAGGTAATATAATCAATTTATTTTCCATATTATATTACCAAAATAATATTTATATTTAAATAAAAACTTAATAGAAACATTTTTATATAATTACATAAAGACAAAAGCAATAAAATATGTTTACTAAAAAGATTTCAACCGAAAATGAAGCTGATGCATTAAATGAATCCCAGCATGGCAAAATGGTTAAGTCATCTAAGTTTAAAAATATTATATCGCAACCTAGTTCTGATAATTTATATCAAAACTCTGAAATGTCATCGCAAAATATACATGATATGTTGGATAAAGAACAACAACATAATAAAACCGAATCTTGGAATAAATTGGATAAAACGATTAAAATCCAGAAACTGCATATTTTTGCTGAACGTTATGGTAAAGATAACGGATTTTCAGTGAAAGATATAAAATCATTGAAGGCGTTTTTCAATGATTGTTTGGAAAAAAATAAATTGCAAAAAACCAAAGACGTATGTTATGACAAAGATGCGCGTGAAATTTCTTCAATACCATCGTTATTTTTTAATTCAATCAATCGAAACTTCACATTGAAAAACATGGATTCAAAACGAGTATCTACATTAAAATCATTAACACCGAAACGTATGAGTAATAAAAATTTAGAAGATTTAGATTTGCCTGAAAAATAATTTTTTAGAAAAACATACACAATTTAATATTACATATATATATATAATGAGTGATTTATATAACATCAGTCTCAGCGAACTCTATGTCTTTAACCTAGATAATCTCGTTATTAAGAACTACGATAATACCAATAGAATCTACGTTTTGAATGCGCTCACTAATTATGGTATTATAGATAATAATGAATACGGTTTGTTAAGATATATTTTAATACAATCATCGTATGATAAAAAGAATAACCAGTTAAATGTTAGTTTAGATGACTTACAACAGTATAACAAATTAAAGGACCAAATAAAAATGCGAATAAAAGCGAAACTAGATGAAACCCCCGAACAAAGAGCACAAAAACAAAGGGAAGAATCAGAAAGAATTTCAAAAGAACTTGAAATGAAAGCCGCAGCAAAAGCCGCTGCTAAAAAAGCAGCTGATGAAAAATCATCTAAAAAAGAGGAAAGAAACCAATATAAGTTTGCAACCGGAGGACCATATGTGCCACCAAGAAGATCACAATCATACATACCACGGTCGCGTTCACCATCGCCGCCCCCATCACCTCCAAGACAACAATATGTACCACCTCCAAGACAACCATCGGAACAACAAACTGTATCAGAAGTTGAAGGTTGTCGTTCTTACGGTAAAATACCAATAAATGTTGAAGATATAAGACACTTTAAACGCCAAAGTCTTATTTTTCATCCTGATAGAAACCCGGGTTGTAAAGAAGAAGCGACAGTGAAATTTCAAGAATTACAAACACTACTGGAAGAATACCAAGAAAGAGTAGGACAACGTGGTGGAAGAAAAAAATCTATGAAACGAAAATCGAAAAAACAACAAAAATATAATAAAACTAAAAAATTGAAGATAAATAAAAAAAATATGAAGAAATAAACATAATTAATAATATACAAACTATATTATGAATATTGAAAATCTAATAAATACAGAAGAAGAATATTCTACGGATGATTCTATGTCTGAAACTACCGTGGCACCATTTGAATTATCCGAAGAGGAATATGCAGAGTTGGAATTAACAATTCATGAGATGTTATATGAAAAATTCGGCTGCGATATTTTAACATTTTCCAAACCAGATTTCCATACAAATCTAGTTAACGAGATGACCGAATTGCTATTTGAATCGTGGAAAGAGAATGGTATTTGTAATGATGACGACTACGAAGATGTACACGAAAATGTATTCTCGTGTATTGATACATTTTTCGAAATGCATGAGAATATTATTCCACCTCGTTCTAGTTTTGGCACAACCACT